ACTGTTCCGTCTTCCCCAACAACAAGAGCTTTCCCGGTATTCTCTGCGCCCTGGTTCTTGTCTAGTTTATTCTTTATGTCTTCAGTGTTTTTCTGTATCTGCTGTATATTTGTGTCTTCCGCTATCTCTTCTAATGCACTGTCTTTTGCACTGTTCACGGACTGCACAGCTTCTGTTTTTGCAGTTGCAATACTTTCTTTTGCACCAGTCTCCGCACTTGATACCGCATTTACTGCCTCTGTTTTCGCAGTCCCAATTTCTATTTTCGCAGTTTCCGTCTGAGATTCTACCTCTGACTTAGCTTCCACGCCAGCGTCTGTTACCGACTTTATTACATTCTCTTTCGTATCACTTATAGCATCCAGCGCCACTGCACCTGTGCTTTTGATTTGTTCCTTCCAGCTCACTCCTGCCGTTTGTACTTCCAACGTTGCTTCTGCCAGCTTGGCAGCAATGCTTTCCAGTGCTTTGCCTAATTCTGTCCCTATGGACTTTTCCGCCCCTGTTTGTGCCTGCGTTACCGCCGCTGTTGCTGTGGTCTGCGCTGTGGAAACTGCTTCCAAAGCTCTTGTTTCTGCTGTGCTGATATTCTTTAGTCCGCTTGTAACCAGCTCTGTAATTTTCTGTGCCTTAATATCTGCGTTTTTTAAGGCTTTCTGTATGGTCTCGGCCGCCGCTTCCACCTGTACTACAAGCTCCTTGTATTCCTCGCTTGACACATATTTCAGGGAATCCAACCACTCTTCCAGCGTCCCTTCAAAGCCCTGCTGTACTGCCAGCTCGTAGGCGTTCAGCCCAACCACACGTCCCAGGTCGGCAAACTCGATTCCGCCTGCCTGTAGTAAATCCTTCATTTCCTGCTCTGTCATGTGCTGTCTCCCTTCGTTCCAAAAATTAAATGCCCTTGTTCGTTGATATATGCCGCTGGGGGCTTATCTGCGGAATTATAAATCAAGTGTAAATTATTCCCCAAAATTCGAAAGGCAAACATTCCGTTTGCTGGGATTACAATGCCGGGAATCCCCTGTTCCCCCTGCGGACCTGGTGGTCCCGTAAACTTTCCTGCATCTGCATCGTCCCGAACACCCTGCGCTATTTCCTTAGTATCTTCTACGATACCAATTAATTGTTCATAGACATCCGGCGACGGCGGGTTGGAAGTGCTGCTTTTGGTGTAGCCGGATTTTAAAATCCTGACAAACGCTTCGTTTGCTGTCCGCAAGTCCTCACAAAATACAGAAACACTTCCTACACATTCCCGGTCTGCATCCCAGAATTCCCATGGGATTAAACACTCGTTGTTATCGTCCAGGACCGCAGCTTTGGTCTGCTTGCCTTGGGTAAACAATGCTGTTTTAATGCCTGTCCATTCCGGTGTCTGAAAATCGAAATGTGCATAAAAATAATTCCTAGATTTTGCTACTGGGGCCAGGCTATCTATCCGGGTGATATATTGGCCCTTTAAAACAAATCGTAAGGTTGGCATCTAACCACTCCTTTCAAAAAAAATAAGACTACGTCAGTCTTTTTAATACCCTATCGCCAACCACAGGATACTCCTATCATTATGTGCTGTGCCGTCTGCTGCCCGCACCCGGAAGGATGCCTGTGACAAGTTTACGTTATTCGTGGGGTTTGCCGCCAGATAATAGTTTCCCAAGGGGATACAAGTTAGGAACGGAGGCGCCTCGTAAGCATGTGGAAATATGATTGCATCTGTCTGGATAGAACCCGAAGCAGGCACATCCAGGTTGTCGATACGTCCCCATTGGATTTTTAGATTTCCCAAAAGAAACGTTCCGCTTTGAGCTGACTCGCTTTCTGCGTTTTGTTCCAGCTTTTCAAACACTTCTGCCTCTACATCCGAAAAATATTTCTGGATTTTCCCAAATAAAATAGCCAGGGTCTCCCCTGACTGGATGTTCTGTCTCTGCGATGCCTCAGAAAAAAGGATACTCTGTGAAGAAAGATTCTCTACTTCCCCTGGGCTCCCTCTCGGAATCGTAAAATCCAAAACCGCCGCATGTTCCGTCCCGGTATTTGTTACGCTTGCTTGTGTTCCTGGTTCTCCTGTTGTCACTGTTCCGATCTGGATGGTAGCTGCGGGGCCTTGTGGACCAGTTGCTCCTGTTGCACCTGTGTTTCCCATGGAGCCTTTCGGTCCAGTTGGTCCTTTAATGGAACCAATGTATTTCCATTTAGCCACAGACGCTAATCCTCCCACCGTGCAATAATACACATAGCCCGTTGATATATTTAAATAGTAATCTCCTTCATTTGCATCATTAATCCCTGAATTGCTGAATATCTGTTCCGACGTTGATGTTCCTGTGATTTTGGTTCCATAATCCCATCTGCTTCCGCGTTCTCCTTTTGCAGCACTTTGGACATTTTTCTTCATATCTTCATATGTAGCCATCCGTTCAACAATCCCGGCAATATAACACAAGTAAATTGCTCTTCCATCAGGGTCATTCGGATCGCCAGATGTTACTACCGCCCATTCCCCAGGAAGCATCTTATTGGGATCGAAATCAGCATATGTTCCTCTTCTACTTTGTATTGCCATTATGCATCACCTGAAAGCCTTTCTGTCACAATATTTTCGATTGATTTTACTTTATCGTAAATATCGCCAACTGCATAAAATGTCGGCGCTTTTTCATTTTTTTTGACAATATCTCCATTTTCATTTACTTCATTGTAAGTAGCTGTCACTGCATATTCGCCTCCTTGATTAATAATACTGATGATTTTAATTGCTTTCATTTATCAATTCCTCCATTTCCAAATCATATTTATAAATAACTTCATCTAACATCCCATGAATCTCTGCGTCTGATTCCTCTACTAATTCATTGATATTTTCATCAATTTCATTGTCATAGTCTAAATATGCATTTTGGTACAAATAATATAATTCAACATTATTTAATCTATAGCTCTCAAAATTACGCTGGATTGCTTTTATTTCCCAGGAAAACTCTAAATTTGGTGTCCCTTTGACAATGAAATAATCCTCTTCTTTTTTAGAAACCCATATATCTCCTTCCCCTTCCTTCTGGAGAAAAACATGATAATTAGCCACTGCACAGACCGTATTCGCAAATATAGGGTCTATGTCAATAATCGCAATCCCATCTGAATTTATCTGGCCGCCTCCTATATCTCCAAACATTGGGGTTGGTGTCTCATAGCAATATTGAGCAACTGTTTCGTAATTATCAGTTTCGACAATGCGGCTTTTTGAGCCAATTACTGCTGCGTCTCCTTCTATTAAAATTTTATTTCCTTTCAAATGAATCGTTCCATTTTCGCAGGAAAATGCAGCATGGCGACGTTCATCTGCATACTGAGCAACCAAATCTAAAATTGTCCATTGCGTATCACCTAAACCGCCAGAAATAATTGCATCTGTAAGAGAAATATATTCCACTCCCCAAGCATTTACAGACTTGCTCGTGAATTTTCCATTGAGTTCTGAACCGGATTGATCTATCTTTCCGACTAACCTTCCCGAACTATTAAGAACTCTTAATATCCCATTTTTATTAGAACTTCCACCGAGTGTCAGAGTTCCACCTTTCGCCCAATCGAAATAAAACCCTATAACAGCCAGCACATTAAGAAATGCGTTTCCTGATGAATCTATACCTGCATTCCATGTCTTTCCACCATCTGTAGAAACTTCGAAACCAAGTTCCGTTTTCTTCCATATCGTGTCCGAATCTTCTAGTTTCGGTTTATTGTGCTGGTAAACAATTACTCCACCATTTTCTGTCCTTTTTGCCGTCTTAAACATACCCAGACTATTGGCTATAACGTCGGTTATCTGATTTACGATTTTGTCATACTCTGTTAGTTGCTGATCTGTCTGATTTCGGTTATCGACATAGGCCTGTGTGATCTGACTATACCTTGATGCACTGTTTCTGGACGGTGTTTCAGCCCCACAGCTTAACTTCTGTTGATTTCCAACCTGAAAAGTAGAGTTAGTAATGAATGTCTGGTATGTGTTATTTTTTCGGTCAGTGATATAAGCACAATCTCCTGCCTCAATAGAAGGGTTTGATAATGCGGAAATAGAAAAAGGACGAAATCTAAGACCGATCAGTTTTTCACCAAGATAATCTGCCACATCTTGACCGTTTCCAGGTAAAATAAATTTATTGTTGGAAATCTCAAGCAAATATCCTTTTTCTCCCGACTCATAAGTCCCGGCTTTTTTTGAATCTTTGGCAAATTCTTTCACACGTATTCCCGTTATCACTACATCATCCGTAAATACTGTGGCAGAAAAAAAGGAATGCAGGTGATGAATACTTTCCTGATCTTCAAAAGTCCCGGCATCAACGACATCTCCTGTATCGAAATCAAAGGTTCCGCCATCTGCGCAATCAGCCATTTCATATTGTTTCTCTCCCTGCGCAGGAATCCAGTACAAAGGAGCATCTACGTTTCCCTCATATAAGCAAGCCCATCGACTTACTGTTCCGCTTCCACTATTTCCGAAGACAAGAAATTTTACAGAATTTCCAGAAACACTTTGAGGGGTTGTGAACACAACTTTCTCTACCCCATTTTGCCCGTTTGAAAAATTACACAAAATATTACTGCTGGTTTTGTCATATACCCGAATAAATGCATTTTCATTCGGCACTTTCGCACTGGACACAAGTGTATATGTAGTATTGGCTTTTAATGTTTTAGATATAAAGTCTCGAATAACTCCTTTTGAAGCTGGCGCATATATAGATGTCCCAGAATTGCTAAGAAGATTTTCGAATTTCCCGCCTGGCTGATCTTTGAATGTTCCGCCATTTAAATTTCCGGTCTGCTCAAAGGTGGCCTGCTCATACCATTTTAAAGCTAATCTTCCGTAAACATCCATTCTAGCCCATTTGCAGGATATTTGGCAAATCCATTGAAGAACTTGGCGAAATGTAAGAGCCGAATCATCAGGTCTTTCTTTTACTACATAATCATCATTATCAAATCTTGTTGTTATGAATGTAGTTCCACAATTTTTGCAAGCATCTAAATAAATTTCTAGTAATGTAGCTGGATATTTCAATGTACTAATCGAATAATCTTTATCAAATTTTGATAGATAATCCAAGCAGGTAATTGATATTAAACTTCCATTATATTTTGCTTCATCAACAATAAATGTGCCTTTTCTTATTTTCTCTATTGTTCCATTTGAAAGTTCCAGGCCAACATAAACTACAACATTAGCTTCTGAAAAATCATAAATTGAATAATTATCATATATATTATTAATTGTAAAAGAACACTGATTAATAATTGCTGCACCTATATCAAAAGAGTTCTCCGATGATACTGCATCTTTGATAGCAAGAGATTTTCCCCAGAGCTCCTTATTTGTTAATTTTATTTCTGTTTTGTCTTTTAGCGTAATATCAACATATTCCAAATAGTTCCGATTATCTTTATTTAATTCTTTTTTGAAATCACTTGATAAATTAAGTATGATATTCACCTCTCAATAAAGTCGAAACTGACGCCTTCCATTCTCTGATTTCCTATCCACCAGCACTTAAAAGGCGCACTTCTGTCTCCGACATAAAAAGTTCTTACTGCATGTTTGTTTCGATCTAATAAATCTGGATATTCAACTTCTATGTACTCTGGATTTACTGCTTGTATAATGTCACAAGCAGTATCCCAGTCTGGTGCGTTCCAACCGATACTGAGTTTTCTTTTCTGCCCCACCCGGTTCTTATGCATAATAGTATCGTCTGTCCGGCCCGATTCCGATGCTGAAATATCTTGCAATCCCCACGTAAAAGACGAAGGACAGGGCATTGCTACCCCGTCCACTTTTAAGAATACATCTTTTATTTGTTTAGTTAATTCCAATACAACCATCTCCGTTCTTTCTGGTCAGCGACTAAATCCATTTATTAGCCGGAAAAAAGCACCTGCTTTTCGGCAAGTGCTTTCTATATAATATATATATTTTATATTATACTTCATTTTTCAGTTCTATAGGTACTCATATTTCACATATAGTCGTATGGTGTCCGTTCTTTTTTCATAGGTTCATATATCAGCTGCTTTTCTGCTTCCAATCTAGTCTCGTATATTCTTCCTCTGGGAAGGCGTATTGCCCCACCAGTCGGTAACAATACAGTATACAAATTCCCGGTAATTGAGCGTATCACAACCTCTGTCACCTTTCGGCGGTTTTCCACAATATACGCAATATCGCCTTTTTTCATATATCATCCCTCAAAATATTCACATTTCCCCCTATAAGCCGATTGTTCCTGTAAAAATAAGTCCACCATTTTTTTGGTTGTTCCTTCTTCTCTGTATTCTCTAAAAGCTTCCAGGTATCTATTTCTATTTTGGTCTTCAATGACGAGAGGCACCAAACCATTTCTCAAACATTCCCTAAAAATAATTAATCGGCCAGTTCTTCCGTTTCCATCTTGGAATGGATGGATACTTTCATATTTCATGTGAAACTCAGCTAAGACTTCTAAATTTACTTTCTGGGTGAAATACCAATCAAGTAATTCTGTCATTCTCTCCGCAACTTCTGAAGGTGAAACTGTTTGATACATTCCAATCATATTAGGACGTTTTTTATAATCTCCGATTGCATATCCATTTGCTCTATCCTCAAATACCCCTGACTTTAATTCATAGTGAAATTCCTTGATTAATTCCTGGTTCAACGGCTGTTCTAAAGTATCTAGCATTTTATTGAACATCAGAAAATGCCCATTCATCTCTTCTACATCTTTCGCCCGGTAATAATCGTCTGATTTAGGTAAATATCCTGTGTCAAACAAAGAAGCTGTTTGTTCTTCAGTCAATGTACTACCTTCGATCTTATTCGAATTATAGGCTAAAAGTTTTTGTGTATAAGCATACACTCCTGAACGGTCGGTCTTTGCTCTTTCTATTTTAAATCTTTCTAAAAGAAAACTCAGAAAATCAATATTCCCCATAATACATCACCTCTTCTTTATTCACGAGGGAATGCCATTACTGCATCCCCTCATTTTGTATTATACCACAAAAGTATCATTTAAGCATTGCAATTTCAATTAGAATCTACATGACAGTTTCCATTACTACGCTTGTGCTCCCACTATCTCTCTTGAAATAGAATCATATCCTGTACGAATGTTATTAATATAATCCGTCAGAATTCCCAATTCAATTCCTATGCTTTGACGGTTATAAGCTAATATCGAATCATCTAAACTACTAGGTTCTATACAGTCAAATCCGTACTCCTCAATAATTTTCTCCGCCATATGTCGAGCCTTTTCTATATCCAATTCCAGATTATTAAGCACTTTTTCCGCTTCAAGCCTATTCATTTCACATTACCTCCTTAACCAATCCATTACTAAATCCCGTGATCTCTTCTGCATTATCTTTTAAATTTTCCAGCATCGTTTTGATTGCGGTTAGGGCTTCGTCTGCTTCCACCTGCGTAATACCTCCTTCTACTGTTGCATAATGCACTGCCTGAAACATGGATTTCACCTCACAGATTTCCCCGTAAAGGCTCTGGATTTTGTCATCCATCATGACAAGGTTTTTAGTTAAATCGGTAATTACTTCACTTGCTAAATTATTATTTTCTCTTGCGTTCATAGTAAAATCCTCCGCTTATCATAATCAAATATCAAGAGTCATCTGGGAATTGCAATTTCTAATCCGCTCCTCCAGGAATACTGGCGGCTGATATTCTCTTGCAATCCGAAGAGCAATGTCCATCTGGCATCTTTTAATGTTTTTGTAAGAATTAACACCGAAATTATATTTCAGATTTCGATATGCGTCACTAAATGCCGTCTGGCTGACACTTTTGTTATGATAAGCATTACTGTCCTTTCCACCGAGGACTTCTACCACTCTTTTCTTAACAGTGTGGGACAGTTCATCTGCATTCACTGGCAGGAGTGGTAAGTCCTGCTCAAACTTGTCCATGCGCTCGGCAAGGGTGTCAACTTTCTCATACAGTTCCGTTGTTCCCTGTGCGATAAGTTGAATCTGCTGTTGTAAAGTTGCTGGATTTTCGGTGGATTTCTTCTCGATAAAAGCGTTGGCAAGAATGTCCTTGGCTTTTAGCTGGTAGTTGAGAAGCTTTTCAGCAAAATCAGGTCTTTCCAGCCGTGTCTTTTCTGTTATAGTGATTTTTGCAAGCCAAAGAGGGATGAAGTCGTTTCTGATGCAATGAACCTCTTGTATCCCATTTCCTGTTTGGAGGGGGATCTGATTAGATCCTCCTTGGGAAAATAATACATCTTTCTTGATATTTTTGATTTGCCGTTTCATCTGACCCTCCGTCATATCAAGTGCGTTACATATCCATCTGATTCCCACCCATATGTTACCATCAGCATCCTTTGCCGCCATAATTTGAGAGCCTAGCACGTCCACGTTCTTCACCACTAAATTTTCCATAAAAAAATCTCCTTTCAGTGTTTGACAACTACACCAAAGGGAGATATAATAAATATATCAACCACTTCGGTGTGTTGTGATGATTGAGTAATCGTTCTGGTCGCCAAACTTGATACGGTTACTCTTTTTCTCTTTTTTCGTACTGAATTTCAATTCCTTGTCTAATAATCTTTGACCTATCAGAATTTTGTTCAGCGACCAGACAATCTAATTTATCAAGGGTCTCACTGTCCATTCTGATTTGGATTCGTTTATCCTTTGGATTGTCTGTTAATTTTTGCCCCATTTTAGGTGACACTATATCGCCTCCTTTTAGTTTGTCAGTACATTTTGAACACTCTTAATATATCAAAATGTCAGTACAAAGTCAAGGGTAAATTAAAAAAAGTGGAGATTGCTGGTCACCACTTTTTTAATATATTTCATCGCTTATTCTATTGGAATATTAACAAATGTAGCATCGTAAGCTTCAAAACTCTTGTTAAAATCTATAATACGCAACTGCCCTCCAACATTTTCTACATCCGTTGTCCCGATAAAATCATCACATTTAGCGACAACCTTTCCCTTGCTTTGCGGTGCAACATCATCACTCATCATAATGTCATTTGTACTTACACCGTTTACAGAAACAGAATCCGCTTGTATTGTAATATTAACATTCGTTAAATTTTCAACCCAGAACTCTACTCCCTTTGCGCTTATCCCGGCAAAAGATATTTTCACATTACTATCCTCATATACGACGGTTGCGTTTTCTAGACTTATTTCTTCATTTGCAGTATTATTATCAGTATTACTAATTAAATCATCCGAGTTTTCATTTGTATTATCTTGAACTTTTTCTTCTGTATAGCTATGTTGCTGAACTATCTCCAAATTTTCGTTGTCCGATTTTGATACTATACTTGAAACTTTTCCTTTTCCCATGACAGTACTCCAGTAATCCCAAAAATCAACAGACACATATTCATAATCAAACCAATCCTTAGACGCAATATCAGCCGATATTTTTCCGATATTTTGGCTGTATTCATAAGTGTCTGCATCCATTGGTATATATGCATTTATATGTAATATCTTTGTGTCTTCATTTACCGTTTCTGACAGAGAAATATTTTTTTCTTTTGAAAATGCTTCACGTGATTTTTCAAGTGGTTCACGCTCACTCACAGTTGCCTTTGTATTGTTCGCTTCCTCATTCCCGCACCCTGTAAGCAATAAACCGCATAACAAAACAAAGAATATCTTTTTCATCAGTAAACCCTCCCTACGTTTTTCTTTAGTATATCATAAAATAAGAAAAAAGTGGAGATTGCTAGTCTCCACTCATTTTTTTAATTCTACTATCAATATATTCTTTCCGGAGATAATTCAAATTTTATACTTTCTTGATCTAGTTTCATTTCATAAATAGGAACTTTTATTTCTTTTGAAATTTTTATCAATTCATCTTTATTACCTTGTTCGCAGTTACTTCCTATGTAAATTTTACTTGGAAACGCATTACAATACGGAGATAATAAAGTGTTCGAAGGTACGCAATATCTAATTTCACTTTCATAAGACCATGACTCATGTTTAACACAAGTAAGGATAATTGAACACCACTTTAAGGCATCTGTTACTAATGAGAGATCCCTTTTTCTCGCAGTCATTTCCATTCTCTTTTTTGTAATTTCGGTCAAGTCAATCTTTTCTTTAATGTATTGTACCGGTAAACACATTGCACATAAGCCAAAATTTCCTCTTGTCCTCAAATTATATTCAACGCAATATCCTTTATGATTATTGGCATAATTAGCCCACATTGCCATGTTATTCGGATTATTCGTTGTAAAGCAAGCAATTCTTTTGAAGTCTGGATAAATATCACTTAAATTCCATTGCATCCCTAACTCACTCGCATACTTTTTAAGTTCTGCTTTGTTAAGAATATACCCCTTATCGTCATACGGATCATTAAAATCCTCTCTATTAGACAAATACACCTCATTGTTATGTAAGCAATCCAATTTTTTCTTATTCAACTCTTCATCACTTGTTAAAGCGTAATATTTATAAATTTTTTCAGGAAGTCGCCCATGGATTTCCATATATATTTTTTTCGTTGCCTTATCTGCTTCTATCAACTCTTTAAAAATACATAACAAATTATAATAATTTATCTCTATAGACATAATTTACCTTTCTCTCGTTTTATCCCGATATCCGTATATTATCATTTTCCCTCTTTGTAATAAACACTTATCAAAGTAAAATTGAGAAAAAGTGAGGACTTTTAATCCCCACTTCGATATAGTTGATTTTATTTCATGCTTTAAAAATCTTTCCGCATTTTCTGCATTGATATTTCGTAGAAAACAGCCCATGTCCAATAATTTGAACATCTGCACTTCTGCATAGCAAAGATGGACACTTTATTTTTCCTGATATTTTATCAATCGTTCTCCTTTTTTTCATTTGTTTTATCCTTCCTCCTTTTTCTAATTTAATTCAATATATGTTCCAGATGACTGTCCATCAACATTCACATACAAAATTTCATACGATAATGCTGCTAAATCTGTTACCCTAAACTCTACCGTCCATTGGCTTCGGACTTGTCCTCCAAAAGAGTTAGTTGCATCTACATATCCTTGCACAGCTATAACATTACCACTTTTAGCGAATCCAATTTCATCAGTACCCCACGGGAATTTTGCAGAACTTGGATTTTTCAAATACTGCATTACAATATCTTGTGCAATGACATAGTAACTTGTTCTATCTTCATCTTTTACAAGTTTTTCATTCATCTGCTGCTTTGTCATAACTACCGTTCCTTCTTCATAAAATGTATAATCTCCACTCCATACCCTATATACTTCATCACTTGCAACAACTAAAACAGAAATATCGTCACAATATACATCCCAAACCGAGTCCCCAACATCGTCTTTTCCAATAAACTCTACTTTTTCAAATCCTAGATCAGAAGTAATAATAGTATACAGTTTATTTGCGATATCCGCTGACAAATATTCTGAAGAATCTTCCACAAATTGTTCTTGTAACGATAAACTCTCTTCTTCTAATTCGCCAGAATTATCATTTTCATCTTTAGAATCCTTCTCTACTACTTCTTTCATAACAATCGGTGTCCATTCGGATTTTTCTGTTCCCAGATCATCAGGATCTACTTTGCAAAATAATTCATTCGCTTCTATGCCTTTTCTACCAAATTGACACATCGCATTCCATTGTTCATTTGTTCCTCCATAATATATCTTTTCAACATTATGTAAATATCCCCAAAATTCATCTTCTACATCCTCTAATGTAGATGGTAAAAAAATATATTTTACATCAGAACTATTAAAGGTTGGATTATCTAAATGCTTCGTCCCTTCTGGAATTACAACGCTAATTGCATCGCAAAACATAAATGTAGCATCTTCAAACGATACAACCTTTTTTCCATCATAAGAAGAATTTACACGAATTTTGTCTTCATTACCTTCGTATCTTTTAATGTGTATTTCGTCATCATTTATATAATAATCAAAATCATCTAAATTTGTATATCCATCGAGCCATATAGCCTCTTGGTCTAAATTGCTTTTATTATCTGAATTTGTTTCGTGTTTTGATACTACCCAAATTAATAACAATATGCCTACAAATATTGGCCACTTTTTTCTGCGATGCCCGAAAGAATTCCTTTCAAGATTAGACTCATTCATTTTTTTGTTTTTATATGTGCCATAATGGTATCCGCAAAAAGGGCAAATTGAAATATCCCTTTGAATAAGACGTCCACATTTATAACATTTCATCATGTTTTCGTCTCTACTACTTTTGGAAATAGTTCTACCACAAATTGGGCATTCTTCAGCTCTCTCGCTTATTTCAGTTCCACAACCTGGACACTTTATTAAAGCCATTTCTCTTCCTCCCTTCTCTACAAATTATACCATTATTTTTCTTTATATAAAAGAAAATTTGTAAAATATCAATAAAAAAGGGGCTTGCGCCCCTCTTTTCAAAAAGCTATTGATGGATTAAACCTGTAATCTATGCTGTCCTGCCCCTTTTGTACTGCTCTAGCTAAAACTTCGTTATCTTCAGTATATAATGTTGCGTATACATTAATAGGCGGCTGATTCTGGTTATTATTCATCATAGCCATTGCTACGCCTCTCGCTACGGCCTCTGTTAAAATTCTTTCATCCATACCTACAGATGCATTAGCTAAAATACTATCTGCGATCATCCCCATAGTCCGTTTATTTTCCAATGGCAAAACGGCCTCATTTCCAGCTTCTCCTATTCCTGCAATCGTGGCTCTAGTAAAAAGTCCTCCTGTTTTATACCAATCAATAGAAAAATCAGGAATTGGTATCTCCCAGTCTCCTACACTGACATAATTCCAATCCCAGTTTACATGTGGAAGCGGAATATATAAGTTAGAAAAAGCGTCTTGAATGGAGTTTGCGCTACTGCGCGCTGAATCTTCCCCCTCCCTAAATTTGTCGGAAAGATTATTTATTGTATCGCTAATCATGTCTATCAAGGAGCTTCCTATGTTTTCTATTCTGCTGGTAGGTTCATCGGCTTTTGCGTCAATACCTTTCGCCAACCCTTCAGATACATTTTCGCCATATCCTTCAAATACCCTAGAAGGTGAATTAATTTCAAGCATTCCAGCAAACGGTAACATGATTCCATTATGAGCTAAATCTTCCATTTGATTTGCGGTTTCAGATTTTAATTCTTCTATTTTTTCGTTATATCCTTTTACAGACAAAGCCGCATAACCGGAATATTTTTCCTTCAACTCTTCATCTAAATTTATTCCATCCAAGAATACTCTTTTTAATGAATCAAAAACCGTCTCCCCCATATCATTCAGACCGCTCTTATATCCTTCGATGGTCTGTGTTCCGTTGTTATATGCGATTGTAACTCCTTCTGGTAAAATAGCGCTAATTTTATCTATGGTAGCAGCACTAATCGCCAAGTCCGTCCCTTCTCCATTTTGGCTCATGCCCGAAGCATACTGTTGTATTGTCCACTGTCCATTTTGATATGTAAGAATACTTCCTTGGGGAAGAATGCTGTTAATCTTTGCGATAGTGGCGTTGTTTAAGGTTTCCCCTAATGTGAGTGCCCCTTCGTTAATTCCAGCTTCATATTGCTGAACAGTGAATTTTCCATTATCATATCCCAACGTATAGCCTTCAGGAAGCTTGTCTCTTAACGCTTGGAGCAATGTGGTATCTAACGTGGTTTTGAAATTCTCTGTTCCTTCTGTAATACCATTTCCAAAACTTGCAAGTACGCCATTTCCTAAATCATAATATCCTTGTCCGTTCTCAGGATATAAGCCTGATTGAATTCCAGCATAAATGCCAAGAGCTTTTTCCCCAGTTACCTGTTCCCATCCATTGAGTCCCTGAATCCAAATACCTTTTGCCTTATCTATTTCGCTCGCCGCATTTATAATATTATTTCCAATTTTGATAGAATTCTCGCTAACCTTATCGCTTGTTTCAGTAAAAGAATATCCTGCTGATTCCATTGCTGCTATCACTTTATTAGACAATTTATCAACATTAATTCCTGTTTGCTCTGTTGCTTCATAAATTGCATTTTGAAATTCTTCTGAAGAAACCCCTGCTTCTTCTAATGTAGAATTCACTTCGGTCAAAACATCATCAAAAGTTTTTGTCCCATTATTAATATCATTCACACCATTAGCTAATTTATAGAATTGGTCTAATGTAATGTCTCCGCTTTCTACAAATTTAGATAATGCTCTTTCTATGACTGTAAAAGCAGTAGTGGCTTCTATTGTTTCTTTTCTGGTTCCAGAAATAACATCCTTCAATTTTCCAAATAAATCAACTGCTAAAGCCGCGCCTCCGGCTTTTGCTAAAGACCCACCAATAGAAAAAGCTCTATTAATAAATGTTCCTATACTTTGCCCTAAGCTCCCTGTAGAACTCCTGGACATAAACCGTGTTCCCATAAGGGAAACTATTTTTCCGATAAGACTTCCTATTCCTGTTATATTCGCTATTTTTACCGCAATAAAAGCTTTTCCTAGAAACGCTGCTATTTTCCCAGCCATTCCAGATTCTTCTAATCCATCAAATAGTCCCCCTAAAGTTTCTACAATTATGGATATAACCGTTCCTAAGTGTTTAAGCCAGTCGATCTCTCCTAGAAATTCCCCAATACCCCTTCCTAACTCTTCCCAATCTGTATCTTGTGCTATTTGAAGCAAAGCTCCCAGGAAGTCGCCAATAAACTGATTTAACGCTTGTCCATTCTCAGACCAGTTGAAATTATGAATGGCATTATTTATTCCTGTAGATATATTTGTAGCGAGATCGTCCCATTCTACTTCATCTGTAAAACTTTTAAGTGTTGAAAATGCTCCGTTAATTCCGGTTACTAAAGTAGTTCCAATTTCGCCAAAATCAATCTTCTCGAATATACCATTGACAGCTTCTCCTAATGAAGTCCCTAACTCATCCCAGCCCGTAATACCTGCTCCGTCTTCCTTAGACATTTCCTGTACAAATCCAGAAAGCATGTCCCAGGAAATCATAAAGTAATTTCCTAAAAGATTACCCAGGTTCCCCCAGTCTATTTCTTTGATTGCGCCACGTAATCCCGTGGCAATCTTTGTCCCAATATTGGTAAAATCAATTCCTTCGTCACCAATAAGAAGATTTAGGGTATTTACAATCGTATTGATTCCGGCTCCAATGGTTCTACCCATTAAATTCCAGTCAATATTATCAACTAGGCTATTAAAAGTTCTGGTAAAAGCTGTTACGAATGCGGTTATCTTAGGTCCGACGTTATTCCAATTAATAACATCGTAAATCTTCTTCAGTCCTTTGTTAATTTCCCCTGCAATGATCTTTCCAAGTTCTTCCCAGTCTTCTTTTTCGGCCGCCTTTCTCATTCTTTCGGCTAGTTCAGAAATATATTTTTCTACCGGAGTATCCTTGAAAATGTCACTCGGAACCAGTTCGCCATTTCCTAAGCTATTGTTAATACCGTCGCTAATATCCCCTAAATCCCCAACGCTGGAATCCAGCGAAGAGGTATCAATCGACGATAACTGATTCAATTCATCAAACGATAAAACTGATAATGCTTTCTTTAAATCCTGGGCGCTTTCTGTCGCATCGTCTAAACCAGATGAAGCATCCTCACCCGCACCAGCAAGATCATCAAGTCCAACAGATGCATCCCCGGCTCCCGCAAGATCATTTACAATACCGGACTGTCCGCCAGGTGATTCATAACCTGTCAAAACATAGAGAAAATTACGAAACGCTTTTGCTACCTCTTGGAGTTTGGCCAAGAGTGCATTTAATCCTTGTATAACTGGCAATATTACGGCTATAAAGCCTTGTCCCATAGTTGCCGATAAAGATTGGAAGTTAAGTTTTAATAACCGGAATTGATTAGCAAATGTCTGAGATGTTCTGGCCCAGTCTCCTTGTTGAGCGGATGTAACAGACATTAAATAATTGTACCGCAGCATTACCTTCTCAGCTTGCGACATAGACATGTATGACTTGGTAATTCCATTAGCTAAAGCATATGCCTCTAAGCTTGCCACAGTCATATCCACGCCCAACTGCCGCAAAGGTTCGATTTCACCCGCAATGCCTGCACGAATCTTGTAAAATGCTGCATCTGTGTCAATATTGTAAAATGACGCCAAATCTCCTGATAATCCGGCCAAAGTTGTAGACATTTCTGCTGCCGAATCTGTTGCTACACCAGATGCTTTTAACATAGACATCATAGTTCCTGAGTATTGTTTTGCAGCCAATTCCGAAAGCCCAAATTGCTCCGTTGCTGTAGAAGCAAATTCATAAGCCTGATTTGCCATGCTACCAAACGCAACATTTACCACGTTCTCCACTTCTGTAATATTAGAACCTAGCATGGTAGCTTGTTTGGCCCAATTATAAAGTCCTGTTGCCCCTCTATAAAGAAGTGCTGTGGATAATAAATTTTTCAAACTTAACGTAGCCTTATTTACAGAAGAACTAGAATTTCCCAACTGCTTAAAAGCATTTACAATCGCAGAAACGGATTTCTTTACAACATTTCCAGCTTTTGTAGACAGATTAGTTAATTTACTAAATGCCGTTTGTACACCGCTTGTTGACGAGCTAACTCTATTCCCGGCACTGGCCAACCTGGACAATGCTTCCACCATGCGCAGTGTGTTACTGCTAATACGCGGCGCGTTTTTCATCACATTGAAAAAATTCAAAGTTTCGTATGCAAGAACTCCCAACCCTAAAGAAGTTTTTGTTGCTTTGTCACCGGCATTCGCTAGTCGTGCGATTGATGAAACAAATTCGTTAGTTGATTTTGATATGTTTTTAGCCTTTGAAATATCACGAATCATTTTAGTAAGTGCTTCTGATAATTCTGGTAATTTATCCGAAACAACCGTGATTTTATTTCCAGCATTAGAAAGCCTAGCCAAAGATGCTACAAATCTATTAATGCTGTTTGACACATCCGGCATCGTGCTTAACGCACTAATCGACTTTGTGATCTTATCAAAGTCGGATGGATTGAATTTCGAAAAATCCGCTTTAAACAAACGATTTAGTGCATTAATAACATTGTTTAAATTCCGATCACTAAATGTTATTTTCGAAAGCACTTCCATGGATTCAGATATTTTTTTCAGTCCTTCCGCAACCTCCGGCATGTTTTCTGTTTTGATATCTGAAAATTTTTTTGCTGCATTCGCCAAAGAACTTAAATTTTTTGTATCTATTTTGGGAACCTGGATATTTTCTATCCCCTCCATAGATTTAATAGCAGAGGCCATATTCCGTATTGGTTCTATCCCGGCATTAAGTTTAGCGAAATCCACTTTACTTAATGCTGCCATCTCCTTAGCCAATCCTGATACTTTGGGTACTGATATTTTTAAACCATTCAAAGCCCTGAGAGAACTTGCAAGAGTATTTACATTTCTTGAAAAATTCCCCACAGCCACCGTGTTCATACCTTTAAATGACTTGTTGACTTTGTCTAAAGTCCTCGCTAATGATTCCAGTGATTTTTGCGCTTTGTTTGCATCGGCGGATATTCTTATATCCAGATTATCAATGTTTCCACTTCCCATATACCTACCTCCTAATTTTTTGAGGTTAATGATTATCATCTCGTTGATAACCAACAAAAGGGCGGGGTTCTTGCCCCGCCCTATCTCTTCTCGAGTCTGGCATTAGTCTGCCTTACTCTTAATGTCATGTAAAGTAACTCCTGATTCATTTCTTCTTCTGATTTATTGTTATTCTTCGCTATCTCTTTAATTGTTTTAGTGTTTTCTAATAAAGGATTTTCTGGGTACTTTGCTTTTTTATTAAAAGCCGCAACTACCGCGTTCATTACATATGCACCAGTAAGCCAAGACTGATGCTCTATGCATTTACTCTGATAATCCTTTTCCATGTAAAACGCATCAATGTATAATTTAACTTCCCTCAATGTAGAATGAAAAAATGTTTTCTTCGTCATTCCACATCGAATCGCTTGTGGGTATAATTCTTCAAGAATTACTGACCTGAAACTTTTCTTAGATGATCTTGTGGAACTTTCGGCACTTTTTTCACTTTCTTCTGACCGGCAGCTATAATCCTGTCTAGTCCCACCAATTTGAAAAAATCGTCTTCTCCCATTTGCTCAATACATATCTCCAAGATACCGTAAAAGTTTCCTATATCATCTTCAGCATGTTCTTTTGCATATTGCGCTAACAGTCGTTTTGCAGTCTGGATATCTGGCACTCTCCCATCTCCATCTGCGTGAGTTCCATGTGCTTCCATGAGTCCAGCGTAAAAAATTGTCAATGCGGTCTGTGGTATATTCGAAACGCCATCTAAAAGTTTCTCTATATCCTTTTCGTTTTCTGCTTGTCCCATATTCGTTAGAAATTTAGATAACTTCGCCACACAATCCGAATATAGTGCCGCTTCTATCGTGTACTCTAATTTATAATCTTCTCCACCAATTGTTAGAATTTTATACATGCGTTATCCTCCCTTTAAAATATCAATTCGCTTTCATCATCCTTGCTTCTCTTGTCAAGCGATAAACGAGAGAAGCTCATGATTCCCCCGCTGTCGGTTTAATCGGTGTGTCAGGCCCCTTATAATCGTTAATCGTTAACGTCATTTCTACTGCCAATAATCCATTTTGGTCAAATTCAGGCTGCGGAATTGTAGTGGGTGGCTCTGCAACAACATAAAATGCTTTTTGCAAAGTAGGAATAAAAGTTTCAAACCACGTGGACTTTCCACCTGTTTTTCCTGTTTTGTATGCTTCGATTAACGCTTCCCACTCTTCTAATGTTTCGTCAGTAACATTTACTGTTACCGTGAATGTTCCACCTGTACTTCCTCGACCAGCAACTGTTTTTTCTACTTTATCTTCCAGTGCAGAGGCATCAATCGTTTCAACATCAATAGAAATTCCACCGATCTGATTAATTCTTGTCAATAATGTAAATTTTTCTGGCTTTGTTCCTGCCACAGTTTCTACTCCATAACCGAATAATACGCCTAGTGTACTAACACCTGGTGCTGCCATATTTTCTCCTTTCTACCGCTAACTTTATGCGGTCAGCGACTACCTGTCTGGTAGTCGGTAATAAAAAAATAGCTCAATACAATTTGCATTAAGCTATCATTTTCTTGGATTCTGTTTCAATAAATTCTTTTATCTCTTTGTAGCCCCAGCCACAGTTTATAAGGCTACTTACAAGCATTTCCATGCCCTGAACTTGGGATAATGATTCCCCAGTAAAATAGTCTCTTAAATTTTCTTTCGGTTTCACCCCAAATTCTTCCTCTAATTCTTTTGCTGTTTTCCCGAACAAAGTTCGATAAATCAAATTAGTATAATTAGGATAAGCAAATCGCTTATGTGGACTGTCGGATATTTTCATCTTAATTGTATCGGTTAAGATATGACGAATTACAACGCCTTTATCTCTTTCAATCTGCCATTGCTGTCGTTCTGTGTAAATACGTTTGAGTTCGGACTCCATGGAATTAAAGGCTTCAATATATTTTTCCTTGTAAAACATTGCTTTCGGGTCTGTAAATCCCATAACAAGTAATACAAAGCCGTCTTTATCCATAATTATACATGGTTGCCTTTTCCCTCTTTCGTCCACGTATTCTGACGGTGAATAATGTTCACCGCGAAATTTTTCGCTGCATTTTAAATCGCGAATGGCTCTTAGAACAGCTTTGTGTTCTCTTGTATATTGCCTTCCGCTTTCTTCATCATAGTAGGTAAATGTTTCTGCTATTCTCAGGCTTGTTGTAACTAACTTTTCCTCATATCTTTTCCCAACAATTTCTACTAACATAAACTCAATCTCCTTTTCTGGTTTATTTGTTTAATCCTCTCGATTTCGATAGGTTTAAAAATAACCACCGCCCGATAAGGAACAGTGGTTATTCATTGTCTTACATATTCTAAAAAATCTCAAAATATTGAACCATGAAATTGTTAGTTCAAAATCAGTTAAATATTTGAACTATTCAAAAATTCTAAACAGTTGCACTCTAACCCTCATGCTGGGAGATAGATTTAGGATCACCAAACCTTTCTATTTCGTCTCTTTGTTGTCAATGGCCTGATTCTTTCTGCTGTACGTCGCCGCACTAATTCCCAAAAGAACTCCCAGGAAAGTATCAACCGCCGTAATAGTTCCAACGATCTCTTCTCCATAAGGAAATCCCCAAATTCCAGCAAGGGCAAAATACAATGTACCCAATGCGGGAAGTGCAATTTGAGCGACATATTTCAAAATATTGTAAACTTTATCGTTGATCTGCATTTGTGTTCCTCCTTTCTGCGCAAAAAAGGAACCTTGTTTCCAAGATTCCTCTTTTCTTAATTCTTCTATCTTATATTATAATTCATATTTAAACCTTGTAGGTACTCATATTTCCAAAGAATCCCCATAGCCAACAATTCTTGTATACCTACTCGTAAGGCGTTTGATTGACGGGTCTGTGGACTGAATTAATTCCGGCCCCATACTTCTTCTGAATCCCATACTGGTAAGACAAGCATGTGATAAATCATCAATCTCATATGCTTGTGTTAAAGCTCTCTGCCCTTTCGTGTAAATATCAATCTGTGCCGTCGGTGTTACCGCAGCCTCATCTCCCTTTAAATCCCAATCGCTACCCGGAATACCTGTAAAGTACATTGTGGCGTAAGGTAATTTTGTAACCGTAGCACTGTTTTCCATTGAGTATCCGGTTACTTTATCCTTTATTGCGTCAGTCCATTGAGAATAAATTGTGTTTATCATTTCTAAGATTGTCATTTAATTACCGCCATCTCCTTTTTTGGTATATGTTGGTTTAAAAAGTTATTTCCCTCTAACCCCTCTTTTATATCTATTCATAATTGTTTTTCTCCCAATTCCAGTTTCCCTTTCCCAATCGCATAGTCTTTTTGTAATTCCTTCCACTTCTATAAATGTGTTATTCTTTTGTGGTTTGTAAATCTTATCCTTTGAAATCAAATCTGAGACTGTGTATATTCCTTTTTTGTATCTTATATACCTTGTACGCAGTGTTGACATAGAAATTCCGTATTCTTTTTCTATGTCTTTTAAAGTCTTTTCTTCTCCATCAATAACAACTTTTCTTGTGACTCTTTTATTATAGTTCTGCGTTTCGCAATCGGCCCATCTACAATTTTCCGGACAATAGTTTCCATTTACATCAATTCGATCTATAGTCTTATTCTCAAAAAACTATGATACCGATTAGCAAAATACTGGATATGGCGATTAAAGATTTTATCAATAAAAATGTGGAAAAATAATCAGCCAAATATCTCTTTCGCCACTTCATTAACACTTTTCATTATTTCGACTGATGCACGATACACAGGCATTTTTGCCTGAACGCCGAAAGTGTGATGAACTTTTCCATCATCTCCATAGTAATACCACCCTGTTGGGCTTTCCCAGTTATCATACGGCGGATTTTGCTGTGGAGCATTTGATGGATATGTGCCAGGACCATAGCCCAACTCCGCCACTTTTGGATTTTTTGTACCACTGTAGCGAATACCGCTTCCAAATTCCAGAAATAAAATGTACGGGCCAGAAATTATTATCTTTGCCCGTACTATATTTCCACTGGCATCAATTTCATAACTGACTTTAGTAGAGGGCTGATAATCCTCTAGTTTTCCTTCTCTAAGTACTGTATTCGCGACCCGAACGCCAATTTCCGATAACCGCCTACAAATCTCCTCGCATTTCCTCGACAAATCATTCTTATACTGTTCTATCTGCCGGATTGCCTGTTGTAATGATTTACCGCCGTCAAAAAGATTTATTTTGATTGTTTTTCTTGCCATACTTTCCCCGCCTCAATAAAGGAATTACACCATATTCTAATTCGTATTCGCCCTCTGCAATCATGCGAACCCGAATTGTTGATAACATCAAAATACTTAATGTAACCGAAAATAGTGGTAGTTTGAACCACAGAAGAACCATGCAGCCCCAAAATAAAAAGAACCTTACGGTTCCCCAAATAGTTATATTGTTCTTAGTTACCTTAGTAACCTTTATTTCTTCCATCACAGGCTTCCTCCCACTTTACTTATCCCATATCTCGCTACATTTCCTTTTTGGGTGTCTAAAATTTTAACTAGACGATAATCCGGCACAGTGACTGGCGTATATCCATCCTCTCCCATAACCAGATTTCCTTCCTCGTCTAACTTTGGCTCCACATCGACAAATAATCCCATTCCCTCAACAGGATTAAAGGGCTTGCTTTTGGATTTATAATGGGTAACATATCGGTCATAGTTAGGTACAATCCCAGCCGCTATTTCCTCCGGTGTTCCGCTAGTTGCGCTTACGGTTTGTTTGCGCATTTCCGGCTTTCCATATTTTATTATATTATCTATTCCCTCGTGGATTTCTTCTATCGTAACCCACCAAACTTTTTGCCGGTCTCTTACAGGACTTCTCATTATGCTACCAACCTTTCTAAGTGATAAGGAACAACTTTAATCGCCTGATCTCCTAATACTGAATAGGCTATGCCAAATACCTGTTGTCCGTAATCCGCCAAAAAATTGCACAGTCCCTCTTCTGCTTCTATCCAATATTCAGGATATACCATTCTGTGAAGTTCTTCTAATAACCCTGTTGAATAGAGTGTTGCATGACCTAGTTCATGAATAAGCACTCGGTTCAAAAGCTGTCCTCTTAGTTTATTTGACAGATAAATAGTCATTGTCTCCGGGTCTGTTACGCCTATTGTCAGCACGTTCCGCCTATCTACCAAAATCGGATTATTGGGATTTGTAAATCGAACGTGCCACAAATCGCCAGATATGTAAAAGCTATCAATCACATTACCACCGCCTTATTAAAGAAAATTCACGATTATTTTAATAACCGTGATGCTTCCTGTTTCTTATTAAAAAATGCTTAAAGAATATCCAGTTCTTGAAATACCTTGAAGATTTTAGGCGTCATGGTCGCGAGCCAATCCACAAGATGTTCGTCATACGCGAGTTCTGTTTCACCTGCCTCCCATAAAAAACTATGGAACAGTTCATGTCTAGCAACATGCTTTTCTCTGATTTTCCGCTCTGTATCGGTTGCTTCTTTATCAAGTAATTTCTCTAATGGACAAATGCGGATTATTTTCGAGTAGAAATTGGCATCTCCATCTCTATCTTCATCATCGCAATTCATTGTTATGTCGTATTCCGTTCCTAAAATATTTACTTTACAGTCCTGCATAATTCCTCCCAAAATCTATAATCAAAAAGAGTCAACCTCAATTAAGAAGTCAGCCCTTTTCAATTATTTATGCTCTTTTAAAATTTCTGTATCGTCTTTCCATTGCTATTCAAAAGGTAAATAGCCGTATTTCCCGCAAAAATCAAGGTTTTATTATTGTGAGAAATTTCCCCATCTGAAAGAACTGCCACCTTAACCATCTTTTCAGTATTAAGTCTTTCTTCATCGGATACTATTCCATCCATATCAAAGTACATCTTATTCTCTGGGTTTACTTCTAAATTCAAAACCTCTAACAAATCGTCTTTTGAGATTTTTGGCATTTCAGATAAATCCACCTTAGATAACGAAATACTTTCCGCTTCTTGATAAATTTTTTTGTTACCCTTGCTAATCTGTAAAATCATCTTTCTTCCTACCTTTCTATCTTTCTTTTTATATTCAAAAGAGCCTGTTGCTCTAAAGCAACAAGCCCTTCTGTTTCCTTATTTACATACTCTGGACAAATTTAACCATATCCTGCTTCAATGCCTGCCATGCCGCCGGATCAGCGTCAGCCTTTACCTCGCTGAAAGAATCCATAAAGTCTTTCGCATAACGTTTCATGTATTCCTCCATGTGCTTTTTATCCTCTGGATTTTTGGACTCTGTATAGTGGCGCCTATACTCAGACATGCGATCATAAGATTCGCCATATCTGGAAGGTCTGTTCATACCATCATATCCATATCTGCCATTATCGGAACCGCCTCCGGTATTCGACATATTTCCACTGTAGTTTCCGTTTCTTCCGCTTGTATAACCCATACGATAGCCAGTCATCGGATAAGGGATTTCATCGTACATTCCATCATACTCATCCATCTCCGGCATTATATGAAGATACGGGGTATATCCAGCGGAACGTCCTCGACCAGAGCGATGGACAAACCGTCCATTTGCCGCACGTCCTCTATAACCATATCTACCATTTCCCATCACTCCAAAATCCGGGTTTGAATCGTATTCCTCTAACATTCTCTCTGTCAGCTCGCCTTCATGGATTTTGTTCGGAATTTTAATCTCCTTCATGTACTCAGTTTCCAGACAAGCTTTCATGGTTTCCGCCGCAAAGTATTTCATCTGCATAGCATCTTTCAAAACATCTACAGCCTCGCCAAAACATTTCCGATCAATGTGATCGTACCCCTTCGCTGCCATGCACTCAATATCCTGTTTAGCAATATCTTCAATCTTCTTAATCAATTCATGCATACCGACACCTCCTAGCACTCACGCTCTACAATAAGCGTTAAATTTTCAACTTCGATTGCCTGGGTGTTGGGATTGGTTATTGCCAAGTTTACCTGGCACTTCCCAGCGCAAACAATTTCTTCAAAAGAAACATTAAAGAAATTTTCTACTGCTGCCGGAGTAACCGTTGCAAGGGATGTCTGTAACACCTCTCCATTTAATGATAATCCAAGCGAAATCGCTCCAACTGTTCCGCCAGTTGGAATAGCTATATTTGCCTTTCCATATACTCTATATCTCGCAGGATTACAGTCGTTTCCGCTATTTGCCACACAAACCAGACCAGAACCTGCACGATGATTTACACATCTACTTTTAACAGGATCTTCTAACAACACTGCATTCTGCCCAGCCGCTATCCTCTGAACAAACGGGCTTGTAAATTCAGCCATATTCTTTATCTCCTTTCCAATGAAGAAAAGGGATAAACTTACCACGTCTACCCCTTTTCGTTATTTTCGCAAGACTACTTAGGTGTAGATATGGAACTTTGCGTTTCCAACATGCTTATTATTTTTTTGTTCTGTCTGATAATCGTTTCCAGATATTTAGAATTTTGTTTCTGTAATTCCTCAATAATATCAGTATTACTTGCATCGTCCGCAGCCCACAAGAATGTCATAAGCTGCAAAACTGTGTCATAAATCTGGAGATTATCAAACAACTGCTGATTTCTCATTAGCAGCCGCAAGTCCCGCATCCGCACCCATTGCCACCGAAGGTTATACCTGTCGGATTGATAACGGAGGTATACGGACTCAGTACCGGATAAGACGGCACCGGTGTAGGACGCAGTGCATTAATAATATTATTAGTTTGACTTGCATTAGCAAGCTGAAGCTGTGCGGACTGAAGTTCAGTTTGCAAACTCTGAATTTTATCGGTTGTAATCAGATCAACGATTCTCTGCGTTCCTGCATTCTGTGCGTCAATCACATCGCGGAAACCATTGCAAAGCTGGCTCTGAAGAGCGTTTGCGTTCTGGTTCATAGTGTTCTGCAAAGCGTTTGTCTGCGTAGCCATGTTGTAATTTACACCATCGACAGCTCTCTGTGTCTGACAGCAACAGTCTTGAAGCTGATACCCCAAATTAGAGATATTAGAATTAATTCCTGCAAAACCATTGCAAAGAGCATTTTCAATCGAAAACTGCCCATCACGGATTCCGTTTAAAGCAGAAGTCATATTCTGGCCCTGAAATCCTTCAAACATTTCGGCTCTGGTTAAAGCGCCATTCGCGGAAGGTGTATTAAATCCGCCACTATTTCCACCCCAGCCGCCGCCAAAGCCGCCCCAGCCAAACAGGGCAAATAAAACGATTATCCAGAGGATTCCCTCTCCGCCCCAGCCGAAGCCATCATTACAGCCACGGTTGTTAGCATTACCAGTAAGCACAGCTACATCCGCTGCACTAAAACCTGTACCATCTGTCATTGTTTTTGTCTCCTTTTGCAAATATATTTACAATTAGAGACATCCCGGGCTGTCTACTAAAATTGTAGCGTTGTTATTTTATTCCAAACTGATTTTTAATCTGGTTCATCATTTGATCTATATCAACATTCTTTTCTTTCCCAAGATTCCTACAAAGCTGTTCTAAGCCTTCGGAATCTCCTTTTTCCATCATCTGTAAAGCATTTGACATCACAGGATTATTTCCGGCCTGTTGTTTCATCATGTTTATAAGCATTTGACGAGGGTTTCCTCCATTTTTCATCATTTGCATAAGTTGCATCGGGTTAAATTGCATATTCATCATTTCTGATTACCTCCCCTCTGCACTTTAGGAGATTCTATCGGTGTAATCATCTGTTTAATCTCAGATAGTTCTCCGCCAATTCCCTGTAATATCTCTGCTTTAACTTGTCCAAGCATAGAATTAAGCATCTGAATATCAACATACGATTGATCTTCCTTTTGCTTTTCATCTTCCGGCTGAACTGCCTTGTATATAATAATCTGACTTGTTCCATCTGCCATAAGCCTTTTTACATATACTTCTGACAAATCGGATTTTGGATAAAAGGTAGGCTGGCCGCTCATGTCAACATTCTTCGCCTTTACCACGTCCAGGCCATCCACAATTTCTCCATTCAGACCAGGAGTTTGAGCCTGCTGAACAGGTTGGTTATATAACTGTTGCTGATTATACTGTGTCTGCATCTGAGCCAATCTGTCATATTGCGGTTGTAAAGGATTATACTGTTGATATCCTCCATACTGTGGCTGATATCCGAAGTTTTGATATGTCGGAAATGGTTGCATAACGTTTTCCTCCCCTGTCTTTATGATTTAATTTTAAATGACGGGACCGTTATTCACCATTCCATAAAACTGTCACATTTCTATCACCAATATGTCATTTCCAATTTTCTGAAATTCCTCTATAATATTTAGGTGCTGTTTTGATGATCTTTGTTTTCATCGTTCGATTTATTCTGTTAATAGTGCTAACGCTACAATTCATTTTTTCTGCTACTTCTTCCAATGGAATTTTACTATTTCTATACAAAAAGAGGGAGCGCTCCCTTTCATCAAAGTTTGCCTCCCTCAAATAAAAATCAATTTCTTCTTTTATAAATTCCTTATAAAAATTTCTTTTTAAATCCATTCCACTTCCCTCCCTGAAATGGAATCTAGCTACATCGGAAAAACACCGCTTGCGATAAATCCTATTAACGCTCCGATTATTCCTGTCAAAACACTTGTAGCAATCGTTTCATATCTTTTCCCAGGTTTTTCCATAAGAACCTTAACATTACCGCTGATTTCGTCTAATTTCTCATTAATGTGCTCCCTGTCGCTTTTAGAGGAAATCATATCTTTCTCAACATTTTCCAGTCGATTAAAAAACTCTTTATGATCTTTAGAGTTCTTATTTCTAAATTCCTTAAAATCTTCCTCGATTTTTTTTAATCGGTGTTCATTCACGCAATTATTTTCACATCCCATTTAAACACCTCTTCTTTTTCTTCTCTCCCTTTTTTGATTTTGCCAACTCCCCAACCACACTCATTGTTGGCACCCTGCGATTAAAGCGGGAGGGAATTACCTTAACCACGCACCGACTTTTACTGCAAAAACTATAAAATTCTTGCTATTGGAATAACATTGTGCAAAGAATAAATCTCCGATTCACTTTCCCAAGATCGGTTTGTACTATTTTCAGAATGAGAACCTTGAAATTCATATCCTTGTTTTATGGCCCAATATAAAGACAAATCCAAGAGACAAGAATAATACTTGTCCATATCCTTCTCAATCATAATTTGAGAATAAGCGCTAGGATAATTCCTTTTATTTTTAAAAGATTTTATTGACCGTTTGATGCAAACAAGCAAGGTTCCTTCCTGTTCATCATCGAAATCATCACTAAAATAGTCTTTTAAATCTTGAAGTAACTCCAGTTCCACCTTGCTCACCTGCCTTTAATTTGATTTTTTGGGTCTTCCCCTGCGTGCACCACCAGAGTTTCCAGAAATATCCGTTTCAAATAGAACATCTTTATCGTTCATATCTTCAGAATTAAGAGGTTCCTTACTTTCAGGAACCTCCTCCCCAGCCTCATAATATTTTCCATTATGCTTTACAATATGATCGTAAATCATAAGATACCTCCTACGCCACTTTGATAACGTAAATGCTATCCATACCCTCAAAGGACGGAAGACAAATTTGAGACGCTGTGGTAGATACCTGTACTGGCGGCCCATAATCTGTCTTAACTGCAATCGCAACACCACGGTCAAGAACAGACACATCTACCTTTGGGTCCCCTAAGAGTGTTCTTTCCTCTGGCGTTGTACCATACCAGGTATTTCCAAGCTGGCTGGAACCGATGATAGTCACATAATTATCTGGGTAAAACTTCTTCTCAGTCCCGTCATAGTCCTTATACATCTTATCATAAGAAAGCATTTCCAATTTTACTTTCCGGCGAATGATTTCCTCAACAGTATCAGTATCAAGGAATCCTACATTTGTACCCATAATAGTGATGAGTGCATCTTTAATCTGATCGCACTCCAAAAGCATATCAAACGTGGTACTGTTACCCAGTAGATACTTTGCAGTCACACCAATGCTGGAAAGATACTGGATTCCTTTTCTAAGATCATTCAGCGGTTTCGCTGTAGTCGGAGCATTCCATTTGTCATTTGTACTACTGATTGCCATATAATGTTTTCCTTTCCAGGAATCATCCGGATCATAGTCGTAATTATGTATCATGTTATCTACAGTTCCAATCTGAATCCCAAGATTGCCTTCTGTTGGTGCAAGCAACTGCATTCTCATACGTTCTGCCGAAATATCTGCTCCGTCAATCAGATTGTTAGTGTCATCGTAAATAGACTCTAATACTTCATCAATATACGGGTCATCAGATTCACGCACACGCATAATGTCAATCATATCCTGCTCTTTTACAAGCATAGACTCACGGAAAAACGGCATTTCCTCTTTCGTCATAGAAATACCTTCACGGGTTCTTATTGTCGGCATTGCATCAAAGTTAGACGGTTTCAGCGCCACCCCAAGCCCTTTATGAATTTTGATCCATTTCAAATCAATTCCCATTTTCTTTCTATCAGGGAAAAACGCCTCTCCCATAAACGGGATTCGATTGCTCTCGACTTCTGTTCGATTTAGTGCAACCGCTCTCGCGCTATAAATATCAGTTAATCTCATTTTTCTCCTTTCTACCCCGTAACTTTTAGGGGTTAGCAACTAATTTTCTTTTATTAATCGGTATTATTTCTTTACTCTCCCACAGTTGCCGGAATTGTGCCAGCTACGGCGGGTTCCTCAAATACAACTCTACATCCTGCATTTACCAAAGCTGCCACAAGTGCCGCATCATATGTTACACTTGCATTTGCTTGTGCCCGTTTCGTATTGATATACGCTTTCTTGAGAATCGTGCCTTGTGGTCTCCCTTCATAAACATCATGCAAAAGAATCCCAACCGCTCCAGTAAACGGAGTAGTCTTTGCTTCTGCACCCGCAGATGTAATCGGCATCCCCGCTTTCACCACTTTCTCCCCGGTATCTGCATCGGTTGTAGTTACCGACGTAAAATCAATCGTCATCGGCACTCCCTCAAAAGGAAGTCTGTTGAGAATTTCAACCTGTGCGCCGACCTTCTGAGTTTTAACACTCATATCGCCTCTTGCCATAATCAATTACCTCCTGTAATGTTTTAAAATATCTTCATTTGCCCCGGCGGTTCTTTTGCCAATAGAAACAGCTTTTTCCTCCGATAAAGAATTTCTAGAATCCGCGCCGCTTCCCGCTTTAATTTCCGGGTTATTTTTAATAAGTTCCTGCACAGCATTTTCGCCGGCAGATTTATTTGATGCGGTAATAAATTTACCTAAAGCAGAAAAGAACTTATCTGCATCCGTCAGTTCTCCCGTCAATTCAGAAAGTGATTCCGCTGTCTTTTCGTCCATGCCGATTCCCATATACCGCTTGCTATAGTCCATTGTTCGGAACTTTGATTCAAGTTCTTGAATCCGAGCGTCCTTGGCTTCGTCGGCTGCCTTTCTTGCTTCCATTTCCTGTTCCTCAGCGGAAGTTTTTGATTCCCAGCTTTTACGGTATTTAGCTGCTTCGCTGTTCGCCTTATCTTTCGCAAGACGTAACTTCTCTTTTTCTGCCCTTTCCTGTGCCAACTGAGCCATCAATTCTTCAACCGACGGCTTTTCGTTTTCTGCGCCCCCCTCTACGTTGACGTTTTCAGTTTCAACCGTGGTTGTTTCTAAATTCTCTGCCATAATAAATTCCTACCTTTCTGCGTTTTTTCGTGTGCTTCCCTGCACGTAATATTTTGCGATTATTTGGTCTGCTTTTCCCTAAGCAGTTGCGCTTTTTAAGGGCATCCCCGCCCATATAAAAACAGCCGGTTTCCCGACTGTCATTAACCAAGACACCATTGCGGTAAGTTCACCGAGATGGTTAATAATATTCTATTGAGCAACGACACCCCACTGTCTCTGATGTACTGGCTCCGAGTGAAAAATCGCGCGGATATTGCATAAGTGAACCTCCAACATAAAACGTTTCGTTTATCGGTTTTGATGTTCCGCCGACTTCTTTGTGGGTTGTCCTTACCCTTTTGTCTCCCATTGTCAACCAACGTTTCCACGTCTTTCCCTGTGCTATTGCGTCCTCATTGCATTGATATGACCTCGTTGTGTTTGATTCACATTCGGCCATGAATCTTCCACGGTCAAGCGAATAGTAATAATATTCGCTCTGGTGCTTTTTCGTGGAGTCCATAATGCCATAAGACATGGATTCTACATAGTTCTTAATGTACGGAGTAATTACAACATATCCCGCTAATGCTTTGAGATAACGATTCTCATATTCCTGTCTGGCTCGTTCCCAATTAACCGCATTATATTGTTGCATAGTAAACAGCAACGCCAGAACAAAAAGGAATCCATCTTCCAATTTTTCAGCCAATTCAATGCGCTTCTGGATTTCTTCTTCTGAAAGTTCCATTTCTCCGAAATACTTTTCAAAATCCATACTCCTCTTATTCGTGATAAGACTATTTAATTCATCAAACGATAATCCCTCAAACATACTTCATTACTCCGCTTGCTCTGTTCTATCTGTTTTCAGTCCATCTACAATAGGAGATTGAGAGGCTTGGTCTGAACTGTCCTGCATTATCCTATCATTCTCACCCGTTGAGGTCTCTTTCTCTCCATAAGCTGACTTCTGATAACCTTCAATCCCTTCTTTGGAGTCGATATATACCTGCTCCACGTCCTCAAACATATTCGCAACTTTCAAGGCGTGTCTGCCATTTACCCCATGCGATACCAGTGTCGCGAAAGCATTGGCTTTTGTAGATAAATCCCAGTTCTGCCGCCTGGTATATTTAACATCTATGTCTGTGGAATGAATCTTTCTCAACGGATCATCTTTCGGAAGTTCTTTCGACGGGGAAAGGCTTACTGCTTTAATAATCAGCGATAATACTTCTCTGTCTGCACCTTGAATAATCTGTTCTTCTCTGTCCGCATCTACTGCTGTAGCGTCCCATCCAGAAGATAGGCTTGATGCAATTCCGGTACTTCCACCTCCCTCGGACGAATACTGCATAGGTACAAAACACCGCTTTAAAATCTCATTTCTAGTATTCCCAATTGCTTCAAGAGTCGGTGAACTATCAAACGTGCTGGACATAGGAGCAATTTTCGGATTGTTTCCCTCGCCACCAGTATAAGTTAGCAACCACTGCCCGCTTTTAGGCTTAATTGGATTTCCATTTTCATCTTCCGGGAATTTAATATCATTCCCCCACCAAATTTCCTGTGTTTTCTGTGCCACATCGTTTGCAAAATTGGAAACCATTGAATTAAGGTTATCCATCAAAGAAATTTGCCGTTCATAACGTCCCGTCCGGTCAACCGCCCTCTCATACTCTACAATCGGTATCATTCCAAGAGGATTTATGTATTCCTCTACTTTATCTCCCTGTATTTCAAACCTTGATGTATTTGTGAATACAGAAAAATAAATCTTCCCGGAAACCTTCGCATAGGTAACACCCATAACCTTCTTTTGTCCGATTCCCGCATGATAAACGCAAAAAGCGCACCGGGAATCCAACGTGTAGACCTCCGCATACGCTCCTTTACTCATCTCATCCGTCCAATCCTTTTTGGGATTTACAATCACATGACCGATTCCAGTTTTTTCTACAAAGTTTGCAAGTTTCTGCCGCTCTCGTCCGATACACAGTCCGTTTAACATCATCTCGTTAAGGGCAGAGATACCGGAACTATCCAAATCTTCATCTGTATTGTGGTGTTCCTTATTTCCTCGCTGCGTATAGATCGGCGGCATTCCCCAGAAATAACCTTTCCAGAACTCTGTAACATAATGAGCCATATTATCTGTTGTCTCGATTGAAATTTCTGGCCTTATAACTTTCTCGTATGGTAACGGCTGAATACCCGCTTCATAATCAATCAAACTCTGCATATCAAAGGTATTATTCCTGTGTTTCGCATACGCCTTCTTTAACACAGAAAGTACATTGTCACGGGTAATCTCTTTTGCATCCGTAAAGATTTTATCCCTGCCGATATAATTTAAAATCATGATTAATCACCTGATTTCTTCAGAACATAGCATCCACTAAATGTCACTCCAGAACCCGTAGTACGACGATTGATTGTCGTTGGAATATTTATCCATTTACTTTCTTCTGTTCTTCTTTTATCCTTTAATTTATTCCTTCTTGTTTTCTCCATAAATCACCTAAAAATAAAAGCGCCTGAGCCGCTAAAGCAAACCCAAACGCTTTCTTTCCTAATCTTTTCATGATATCAGTATATCGCATTTTAAACGCTGTAGGTACTCATTTTTATTACATTTGTTTTTTCTTATTGAGAAGATAAAAAAAATATCTTCTGTAATCATGGAAAGCCGCTCGACTAATAGGAATATTAGAAATATCCCTTAAATACCAAAAAGGCTGTTCAAAGCAAGCTGACTTAATAATTTCTTTCCAAAATTCCGGCGAAGCTTCCTTGGCGGTTTTTTCAATCAAATCAATTTTCTTTTGTATTGCTACTCTTTTTATAGCAAGGTCTGCTGTCTCATCACTTAATGAATTTGTCATGGCTGGCATTCCTGTTAATGACTGACTTTTAACCGTACTATTATTAAAGGCTAATTCCTGCTTCCATTCAGGATATTGCTCACAAAAACCGCAAAGTTCTTTATATCTCTTACTGGAAATCCCATACTTTTTTAAACTTGTCTTTCTTTTATCCATAATATCCTCCTAGAACGGGCTATTAATAATACGTGTTGGCGGTGCTGTAAATTTATCTTCAAACATCATGGCAAGTTGCGTAAGCGCATCGCATGAATCGTCATGGTCATTCTTCCCTTCCGAAGTAAAGATTGTCATTTCGTCTATCGCTCTGTCATATTCATCTGAGCGTTTATAAACAAATCGCACTCCATCATCATCTATTGATACGTTTCTGTTCGGAAGCAAAAAAAGAAAATTATCTTTGATGTAATCAGCGTAGGCGTTTATCTTTTCTTCTTTCGATAATTTGACTGGGGCAGATTTTGTATAGCAGTGACAGTGATTATATCTACATTCAACCAAATTAACTTGAACATTCTTACAGTACAATTCGCCACCATTGTTTTTCTCAAACTTCACATCTACTATATCGTGACGGATAATTTTATCTCTAACTAACGGTATTGTAATTTTTAAGGAACCTTTATTATGAAGCCAATCAATGATATATTTCTTACCGTTTTCATGAACAAGGCATATCGGCATTGATACACTATCGCCGCCACCGAAAGCAGGGTCAATAGCTGCTACAACCTTATAGTCTCCCTCCGGTATCGTTCCATCAAAATAATGCAGTTCGTTTTCCGGGAATAAAAGCCCTTCTCTGATAAATGGCTTTTGTTGAAACTTCGCCATCCATTCTGGCTTTTCAAGCCGTTCTCTCATGTTGATGTAATACTGTGTAGAAAATCCTACTCTATAGTCATAATCAAAATTCGATTCATCGTTTTCATTAAGTGCCGGTATCTTTCTAAATCTATATTTTGGATTGTATTTATTCTCTCGTTCTACAATTCCCAGCGGGTCAAAGACATTCCAGCGTGTTCCAACCATTAGTTCCTTCGCACCATCGTTTTTACGGTCAACAAGAACGTTCAAATAGTCTTGATATCTATTTGCCAATCGTGTCGGACTTAAGGACTCCGTTCTATCGCGAACAAGGTCATCGACATACAAATATCCATCGGAAGAAATATCGACTGAACCGGTCCATGTTCCATCTATGCCTCGGCAGGTTAAAGTTGCAAATCGGTCTGGTCTATCAAGATTGATTTCCTTTTTATCTGCCGATTTCTTTTCTAATTTTGAATACGGAAATATTTCATTGAAGGTATATTCCTGAGTTGCTATAAGATTAAGTATTTCTCCATAAAAACCATCAGCAAGGATTCCGCTGTGTCCACTCATGGCATTATGGCTGTTCGGTCTTTTTCCCATAATCCATGACAAAAAAAAGATGCACAGACTAGATTTACCAACCCGAGGTGGTAGAGACACACCCAAAAACTCAATCACTCCATCTTCCAAATCTTGAAGGTCTTGCACTACAATATTTAGAGTTTTCTTTCTCGGCTCATAAAACCGCCTACCGGGACTCCTATTTTTTTCCGTGTAGAACAAATAGGATTCAAATATCTCTGGCGCTTCTAGCAATAGCAATTTATAATACAGGTCATTAAACTTTCCGCTCCCCGTCTGTCCCGCCACATAGTCAGCCATCTTGTGTGTATATTGGCTAATCTTCATAGCATAATCCCGAACCTCTTTATTCTCTCTAAACGGAAAATCCTTGTTCAGATTTAAAAGCAGATCGTAACTATCCTTCTGGTTTTGAAAAATAGTCATATCATCTGCAAGCAAATCTTTAAAGACCTGCTTGTACCATTCAAAACTTCCTTCTTGCAAAATAAAAAGAGCCTCCTTTCCCACTTAATAAGAAATTTGGCTCTCAAATGGCTCTCATTTTACTATTTCATCTTATTTTACTTAACTTCTATTTCTATTTACATAGAAAATTTTGCTTGTTTTACATTTTTTCATCTCATTTCTGTGAATATAAAAATTTTTCAATCTCCGCTTACGCTTGGCTGCTACTCAAAATATGAACAAAGATATCCATATCGAGATATTGAAAGTTCTTGCGAACATTTCTTACTGCTTCTCTGTATATGCTTTCGCCCTGAGTAAATACAGATACTACTCACAAGTTCTTGTACACTCCACAGTCGTCAATTCCCGACTAGCCATCGGTACATACCTGCAAATGCTTGTTTATGCTACTTTGTAGGATGTGGCATCTCTTAAATTAAGACTTGCATTATAATCTCTATCTGCATGATATCCACATTCGCACACATATTCTCTGTCAGAAAGTTTTAAGTCTTTCCTGATACAACCACATTCATGGCAAAGTTTACTGGATGGATACCATCTGTCTACAATTCTCAATTCAATTCCATATTCTTTGCATTTTGCTTCCAATTTCACTCTAAATTCATAAAATTTTTGTGATGCAACAGCCTTCGAAAGATGCCTGTTCTTCATCATACCTGATACATTCAAATCTTCAACAGCGATATAGGATGGTTTGGTTTTCACAATCTCAGCTATTGTTTTATTGATGTAGTCAGTGCGGATATTGTCTATCCTGCAATAAAGCCTTTTCACCTTTAATATTTGTTTTTGAATATTTTCTCTGGAAGACTCTCCTTTCTTATTATTCTTCTTTAAACTTTCGTATTTCCTAGAAAGACACCGTTGTTCTCGTTTTAGTTGTTTTTCTAATTTTTTTACCTTATTTGTTTTATTGATGTTTTTCTTTACAAGCCCATTGCTTATAACCGCAAAATTTTTAACACCAAGGTCAATTCCTAATCCAAAATCTTGTAATTGTGGTCTTTCTCTTTCTGGTTGCTCAACCAAGACTGATACATAATATCGTCCAGCTCTACAAGAAACAGTACCACTCTTGATAATGTAAGTATTTGAATCCCAAGGAATATATCCCTTTTCTTTTAATCTAACCCATCCGAGTGTCGGTATTTTGATTCGGTGTCTTTCGCATGTTATTATTGTCTGAGAATTTGTTTTCACAAAATACATTTTTACATCCGATTTTCCTTTCTTCTTGAATTTAGGAAAACCGGACTGTCCTTTGAAGAATCTCTTAAAAGATCTTTCGGAATTCATAATGCTTTGTTTTACCGATTTTGTGCTAACCTCTTTTATCCATACATACTCTGGATTCTCTTTTAAATAAACATTATTTAGCCATTTTGAGAACTCCATTCCAGATACAAATTTCTTCTCTTTTTCATAAACTTCTTTGTTGCGGGCAAGATAAAAGTTGTATACAAAACGGCAAGTGCCAATTGTTTTATTGATTTTATGTATTTGTTCCATAGTTGGATTGATTTCCGTCTTGTAACTCTTTAGCATCCTTTCTTGACCTCCCTTATCTTCTTCATTCATTAAACCACATTCCTTTTAGAATACTACTTTCAACTACTTGTAGTATATCATATTTAAAACTGAATTGCAAGTAGTTGAAAGATATGATATAATTATCAAATCAAAGGAGGATTCTATATGCAAGAAAATCGTGGTTTAAAAAATCGCATAGCAATATCTAACGCTATTGATAAAGAACTATATTCTCGTTTAAAATCTTATTCGGAAGAAACATCTATTCCCATAAGCAAATTACTTGATAAAGCTATTGATATGTATTTAAAGTCCGTTGGAAAATAACGGGCTTTTATCTTATCCTCCCAACTTGCAAGAAATCCTTGCCGAATCATTTTCTGCAATTACTTCCCAATCCTCTGATAAAATGTTGTCTGCTATCGTAATAGGTCGTACAATTTATCACATATCCATCATCCTTGCACTGCTCTAAAAATTCGCATTTATCACATTCTGTATCATGTTCTATATACGGCTTATATTCGGTTTTCTTTTTCCTGAAAATCCTTTTTATAATGTCAAGTATCATACATTCACCTCAAAAATCTCCCGGCAATTTGAACCCTTGCACTTAAACTTCTGCCCTGTGATATGCGCTCCGGGTGTCAAAGGAAACTGCTTTTTCCCGCACCAACAACAATGCACCCAATCCTCCCCCGTTTTATAATCCCTCTGTATGTACGCCTGGCCGTTGTGTGGTAACGGCTCATTCATATACTTTCCAAAATCCATTCCCATGTGCTTCTCCATGTCTTTAATTACGTCCGCGATACTCATAAACTATTACTCCGTATTCTGTCTATGATATTCTGGCAATATTTAATGTGTCTGTCTTGCAACTTTTTAGCCTCTTTTAATCCGACCTGAACCCCATTAAAACAATCACTCTCCGTACAATCTCTCCATAACTTAGAACGCTCAATTTCTGTTTCAAAGAAATATATTACATCGTCAATCGTACTCATATCTCTGTTTTCTCTCCATTTTCCCATTTCTCTCCCTCAAATTCTCTGCAATTCTGTTGCATTTTTGCCTGTTTACACACCAGATATTATTGATATATCGTAGTGCTTCTCCATGCGATGTGACATCAATTTGTTCTACTTTCGGCTCGAAGTTCGGACAGTAAGCACAGTAATATTCCAATAATAATTCAAATCCTTCTATCTTCATTTCTTCTCCCTGTTGAAATACACCCTAAATCCCTGTTTCTGATAGTCCACAATCTGCGTATTCATTTCTTCTTGTGACCGGAATGTTTCCTTTTTCATCTCGCAGAAGCCATCTTTGCTTACTGCATATATCCCAAATGGCACAGACTGCTTTGCTATATCAAGAACACTCCTAAACCCTTTCCTGCCCATTTCATAAATATGGTCGTTAATTAGAACTCTCATTTTCGTCTACCTCCCGTTGCGACAAACAATGTTGCTGAAAAAATCCTATCTCCGTTCATTCCATCATGAAAATTGTATTCTACAAATTTAGCAATACATTTTGCCAAATCATTAACCAACATGCGTTTTATTGTTTCCACTGGAATAGTTTCTCCCGCATGGAAAGCTATTTCTGATCTTAACTGCTGAATGTTCCTCTCCATAGTACATACCGGCGGTTCTGAAATCTTATGTAGCATTTCAATCTCTGTTTTCAGTCTGATGTTTTCCTCTTTCAGCCTTTTCTTTGTCTCACGGTTTTTCCACTTTTCAATCAGATTCATTCTCATCTCCCACCTTCCGAAATCCCAAAAAGTCTGCCAATCCCATTGAACCATCTTTGCAGTTATGCTTTTCCGCTTTGTATATAATACTAGGTGGTTTCTTGTATCCCATTTCAAATGAATCATTCCCTGTAACAAAATTTGCCATCGCATAAAAAGGCAAATTATCTTTCTCGTCAAAAGTCATACCATCAAATTCTTCCCCGCACAGGCGGCATTTATAGATTACTCGGTATTCACTCATCAAAATCCAAACCTTTCAAATCTTCTTTTCTCATGGCTTGCCCTCCCTACTCGTCCAACATTCACAGCTATCATCTAAACATCGAAAATCAGCTCTATATTCACTATCACCATTCGTACACACGCCCTCAAACTGTGCGTACCAATCACAGGTACAGCAGTATTCCTTCTTTTCTACTGTTTCTAAAAATAATTTCGCCATCTCACAGACAATGTATATATCTGTATTACATGCCTCTTTCTCCGCTATATGATCTATCACTTGTTTAATTCCAGATATTTCAGCAACACCAATTTGCAGCCATTTAGATTTATCTAATGTTGGTGGAACGGAATATTTCGGCATATGCACTTCCTGTATTTTCATTATGTCTTTCTTTGAAATCCCTTTATATTTAATATCCATAATACCTCCTTAAATGCCGCCCCACCGTAGCGATAGTGAGGCGGCTTGGCGTAATGAAATGAGTGCTGTCTACAACAATGCACCCGATCTGGCAGGGGAGAATCGAACTCCCCATTTCTGTCCCCGGAAGCCATCCCCTTGAATGGCTTCTATTTACCAAGTATTATTAGCCTGCGGATGAGCGTTTCGTCCATTGAAACCTCTGCCAGAACCTTTGAAAGAAAATAAACGAATTTCCTCAGATTGCAGTTCTAAGGAATGGATAGGTGGGATTTGATACCCACACGCACACCCCAATACCTAATATAATGCCTTAGTATAATTCAGCATTACTGCTATGGCCTTTCGGCTTACGCTGTTCTCCCCGTATGTGTGCTTGCCCTTAGCGCCTACTTCCGCCACTATCCACCGCCCATTTTATGTCCACAAGGGCTGTGTGGGGCTAATCAACATCTGGACTTAGCAAGCCTGTAACTTCCGCCACGATTGAACTTTGAATGTTGATTTTTAGCCTATATCCCGCAACTAGTATGCACCCTTGCCATACGGTCAAGGATGGCAGGAACAAGGCTATGTCCATACTTATTTTCTCGCGATTGCCAATATGGAGGCCGCGTTTTTATAGAGACTGCCACTCTTTGCCACCTATACGCTCTGGCAAGCGGATTTTAACGTCTTTTCCTTGACATAAATGCTATCCCTTTCGCTTATCTTTTCCCAACCTTCTGAGTGATGGTACTTTCACAGCGGTTCTCTTACTCGGAGGGCATTCCCTATAACTGATAGTATTGGATTGCGATATAAGCCCGGCGTCCCGCAAATCATAAGTTGTTTAGCCTTATGATCGTCGCTAAATTAGCACGACTTATACATCGACTTATTGTCCAATAGCAATCTGGATGGTACTTCTACCAATTCTAGCCCGCACAGCAGACAACACCAGATTGCAAATCCGTTGTTCTACCAACTGAACTATATCGGCATATCCCTTTATAAAACCACCATGTAATTAACGTATCACAAGTACCATAGACCTATGGCGTTTTACATACTATACTTCCGGGAATCTTCCAGAATCACCGACTACTGCTCCTCACGGCCTTGGGTCTTATCTCTCTGGAAAAGTTTTTTCACAGGACTTTCTAGCAGGTTGATCCATCCTGTTTAGTGGAAAAATGGCAAGAGAAGGATTTGAACCTTCAAACTTGAGTGATGCCTCGCGCGCCGCTAATCACTCTACGGTATCCGTATGCGTCTGTCCCGTTCCGCCATCTTGCCTGGTTCCTACCACAGCCGCTGCCGTACCTGACAGCCAATGGGTACTAGCTATGGTGGAATGGATCATATAGGACTCGAACCTATGACTTTCCGTTTATGAGGCGGCTTCTCTAACCAACTGAGCTAATGATCTATAACGGGATTTCTCCCGTTTCTGTATTATTTATCGTGCTGCTTTATGCACTATCCGGTTCTTTATACAGTGATTCCGCCGGAATATCCACTGGTTGTTTTTAATGTGGTCGCTCCACAAAACCACCCGGAACATTTGAAGTCCCTTTAATCACAGCCTTGTGCCGTAGGTGGTGGAGGTTTTCATGCCAAAAATAGAAAATCGACAGCGGATATAGGTTACGCTCCTATTCCTTCAGCTTCAAAGGCTGCTTTGCTACTATTACAACAATCCGCTTTATAATCATCTCCACATCAGCGCAATACTCGCTATGTAAGAAAACATCATCAAACTAAATCCGCAAACCGAAAATTTTTGTTCTTTCCATTTCAGGTCTCTCATAAAGAAGAAAATGCAAAGAACCATCAACACATCAATAAATGTCACTAAATACCTAAACCACATATCCATCACTTAATCCTTTTTTACAGTTACTCTAAAAATATTTTTCAAAACAAGAATAATCAACCAAATCCCCGTAGCAATCGCCCAACTGAACTGTAAACCAAAACACATGGTAATTAATTTGATAATCCCACAAGTAAGAATCCAACATATTGCATACGCAATTATAATTCCAAGTATCGTTCCAATGATTTTATACATTTTAATCCTCCCCAATAATTCTTTTTAAAATAATTTCTGGCATTTCATCAATATATGTACCTTCTGGAATATCGTTTAATGCGCTATATATACTCGCCGAAAATGCTCTGTATAAATCCCCATGCTTCAGAAGTTCTTCCCGGAGAATTCCGCAAGCTTCTTTAATTTTTTCATCCATTACACTTCCGTTTCCTTTCCTGTGCAATCACTTGGCAGCCGCATTGAGGGCAATCAAACGCATCGTATGTTTTTTCCTCCTGCTTTCTATTAGAAAACTGTGCTAAACCGCCCTGTATTCCATTTTCTCTTGCTATGTAGTGCTTGTCCTTAATTGCTGGAAACTCTGTTCCGCAGATTTTACATTTTAACATTTCAATCCTCCGAATTTAAAATCCCTGTTGCCTGTTCAACATGTTCACGCCTTAAACCTCCATCTTTTTCGTAGAATGATGTTTTCACAAGACAATTCCCTATCCCGAATTCATCATATTTTTGTTGTGAAAAATCATCATCAAGACTCACAAATCGAATGTCTTTATCCTGCTGATTGTCCAACCACGCTTTGATTTCTTTTGGTCTGTCCTGCCCGATATATGGCGTATGCCCTATAATTTCCATTCCATATGCTTTTAGTGTATCGATCAAATATGTATACATGGGGTGTTCTGGTTCGTCTTTTCTCTTTCCTAGATCACGCCATGTTGAAGAAAGAACTATTTCAGCTCCAGTCCGATCAACAATCTCTTTCAGCAGTTTTACCTTCTCTAGATTGATTTCTTTATATCCTTTGCAGTCTTTTACCTGTTCAAAATAATCGACTGAGTTCAAAACGCCATCTATATCAAGAAAAATAATCTTTCTCAAAGCAATCCTCCAACTTCCTGCAAATCTCAATAAAATCCGGTTTGCTTAATTCCTTCAACTTATCCGCATACGCTGGAAATTCATGTGTGAAAATCGAAAATCCAAGTAACTTCTCAGCGTACTCATAAATTAGCTTTCTGTCGTCACCCGTCAGCATTATTTTTAACCTCCAAAATATTTATACTATACTGTATAAATTTTAACCCTTCTACATTTAGAACAGGCTTTCACAATTATATAGCCCCTACTATCTTTTACTGAGGTTATCTTTTCCCATTCATGTTTACAAAAAATGATTTTCAGCATATTTTTCAATTTAGACTTCTCTTGCATAGAAATTATCAATCCTCTCTATCGGGCAGAAATAAACGATAGAATGCTTTTTGTACAAAATAAGGTGTTCGCCTTTGATCTCTACTCTGTCGGCCGCAATAATTATGACAGTGCTCCCGCTTCCTTTATCTATTGGCTTTTTAAACTGAATTACATACTGTGTTTTAACTGGTCTTATCCACTGTTCGTTCACGCAACTTCTACAGTCATCTAAACTCAATTTTATACCCCTTCCCATCATAGAATCCTATTTCCTTGGGAAACATAACATTTAAGTAATTTTATTAGCAAGTCCGTATTAATCGCCACTTTTGATTCTTCTTTGTATTCCCTGGAAATTTTCGATCTGATAATCTTTGCACTACGTTCCTCGCCGGATTCCTCATAAGCGTCTGCTATAAAGTTTGCATACGCAAGAAACTTTTCTTCATCACTCTCCATGTGGGCTTCTATCAGTTTTCCGATTGTGACAGCCGAAATACATTTCATTAGAGTTCCTCCAACTGCTTTTCCAGTTCTGTGATTTTATTGGATGTGAAATCACGAATCATAGCCTTTATTCCCGTCAAATGTTTTAGATCAAATTCAATATCGCCAAAATTAAGACGCCATTCTGATAAACAATGTTTGTTCTGTTCATCCATAAAATCTTGTAAAACATTTAATTCTTTATAAATTTCAATCGCCTGTTCCAACTGCTCAACCGTCATACTCTCTCAACTCCTGTTCTGCCACCAATTCCCGTTTATCGTTCTTATGTGTCCGTTTTCTCTCGCACCATTTACAGTTCCCGTGGTTCCGGCAGGTTACATCTATGGCTTTTGCTCCACGGTACGGCTTGCGGTGGGATTTCCCGGACTGGATGGATTTATCTAGGCTCATAATTCATATTCCAAAATCACCAACTGACTCTTAATATTCTTTGCTCCCAAAAACTTACACTATTTATTTTTGCTCATTTAAAACAATGTTTCTTATTTTGTCATAAAGCTCAGATTTCTTCTTCATTTCATTAAATTTATTTTTTTTGCATTATGTATATTTCACTGTTTTTTAATTGCCATCTAAAGTCTTCAACCGTTCCTTGCAAGTCTATTCCATTTATCTTTAGAAATCGAAGTACCTCAATCTCTTTTTCTAAAACATGTAATCTTATTTTTTCTTCACTTTTTATTTCTTTTTTGCTTTTTATTCTTTCAATTTCTGATTCTATCAAATATGTAGACATGAGCCTCATTTTCTCGCACACCTCCATATAGCGCAAAATATCACTGCTTATTTTCTGTGTCCTTCTTAATTCTTCAATAGCGATATGATTCCTCTATTTCCGTGAACACATATTCCCTCATTGCATTGTCCACGAATCGTATCTGTGTTGATTCTACTTCGTGGATTGTGCCGTCCTCGTATTCTACGATGGCATTTCCTGTGGCAGGACTCCACATATGGAACAAGGCTTTTACAAACTGTTCTTCTCTTTCCAGTTTAAGTGTCCAATATTTTATGCTACTGTTTCTTACTTCAATCTGTTGAGATACTTTTTCTGGTATATGCACGATACACGGTCTAAGTTCTCTTTCGATTGTGATTTTTCCGTCTAATGCTGACATCGCAAATTCCTCCGTTATAAATATCTGAATGGCGCTGCGATAATATCTAATATCTGCAAAGGTAACAGTAAAATAAATTCTAAAAGCAACTTGCTCAAATATTTCCAATCCGATTTTTTAGGTCTTTCGTGGTGTTTCCATATTCTGTGTGCTATCCACACCACGTCCCCCCACCAGTCAATATACATCTGGTTAAACCAATGACCTTTGATAATGAATGTTTTATTACAATCCTTGCAATGAAATTCACGCTTCGTAATCATACTTACCTCAAATCTGAATCGTCTGATAGTGTTCACTATTAATTTTTTTGTTTTTTCGGAATTTTTAAAACCGCTCTTTTTTCAATTTTAAAATTTTCGGATTGCCCGATTTTATCTTTTGTGGAATTGTTCGCCCGAATGGGCTTTATCTTTTGTAAGTGAATTAGAATTTATCTGATGTGTTCGCCGGTAAGCGAAAAATTTTGATAGTTTTTTCTACTATTTCTTCTTCCGCCCGCCATGTTTCGGAAGCGCTTCTGGCATAATTTCTCTTGTTTCAAACTGCATTTTGAAATACTGAACACCTTTAGGCGTTAAATACGTTCTAATGCCAGAAAAACCATTGTATTTGTTGACATACGATTTCATCTGAAACAATCCGCTCGCCCTATATGGTTCTGTCGGTCTTAATTCACCCTTGCTTGTCGCGTATATGTATCCGTTGCTTTTGAGATAACCGGTAAACTGGCTTTGGCTCATTCCAAGTTGCTTTCCTGCGTCTCTGAAATTAGTCAGCAGCCTTGCATCACATACAGCCCTGTAATATTCTGATTCCGGCTTCATTACTGCAATCTGCTTATCTTTTTCCACAATCTCAGAATGTTGTTGAAAAATAATTTTATCTCGTTCAGCTATGCGGCTTTGTGCTACAAGCAATGCTCTTTCCATAAGTTCATCATCGCTCATGGTGTCCTGGTTGAGTATATAACCGCCGTGCTTTCTGATTGACGGTAAAACTTCATCTGTTACCCAATGTCTAAATTCACGAGCTTTGGGAAGCCTGCTTTCAAAAACCATATCATACAAACCAGATTCATTTATTACAACCATCTGCTGTGTGTGATTGTTAGAATCCAAGACCCCCGCTGTAGTGGTATCCTCCTTGTTCGTATTCGTTCTGATTGCTTCGTTTGCTTTTGAGTAGCCAAGTGCCCTTGCAACATCAACCCCGACAAACCAAACATTATCATCAATAGTCACTGTCCTTACCGCTCCAAATTCAGGGCTTTGAAAAATTCTCAATTCATTCATGCTTTATACCTGCCTTTCTGATATTTGCCTTATTATCAACGGCATAGAAACGGTTAAGGCTTACCGCTTGTCGTGTTGCAATCACTATCTATGCCGTGTGATTCTTTATAATTTTATCAAGTGTTGGACGAGATACCCCGATATTTACTGCAAATTGAGACTTTGTAATTTCTCCATTTCTGTATCTTACAAGATTTTCAGTAAATAATTGCTCGTCAATCCTTTTCGATTTTCCACCCTTGTATTTCCCCTGTGTTTTCGCAATGGCGATACCCTCACGCTGTCTACGTTTTATGTTGTCACGCTCTTTTGCAGAAACATAAGATAATATCTGGAGAACCAAATCTGCTATAAAGGTTCCGTCCAAATCTCTTGAAATTGTTGTATTAAGGAGCGGCATATCTTGAACAATTACGTCTGCCTTGATCTCTTTTGTGATAATCCTCCATTGTTCAAGAATTTCCTCGTAATTTCTGCCAAGCCTGTCTATTGAATGAAGTACAAGGACATCTCCATGTTTTAGGCTAGAAATCATTTTCTTGTACTCTGGACGGTTGAAGTCTTTTCCTGACTGCTTGTCTATATATATTTTCTCCACGCCTTCTTCCTGCATAGCTTTAATCTGCCTTGCCACATTCTGGTCTGCTGCTGATACTCTAACATAACCAATTTTCATTATTTGCACCTCTTTATAAGTTATCTTTTTGTTTTATTATACTCTAATTTGAGTATTCTGTCAATCACTTATGGGTATATTTATTGACTTTTATTTCTTTTTCAATTATACTCAACCTGTAAGGAGGTGTTCATGTGGTATCAGATATAATCAAAGCTATTATGAAATCCAAAGGATTAAATAATATTCAAATGGCTGAACTTTTGGGGATAAAACCACAATCATTCACAAATAAATTGTTTCGAGACTCATATACCGTTGATGAGCTAATCAAAATACTTGATATTCTTGATTGTAAATTGATTATTCAGCCAAACCCTGAAATAACTTATACGCTATCAAAAAAGCAGTAACTTTAGGCTCTCTGGTTTCCAGAGGGTCTTTTTTCCTTTTTCGGGGAAAATTGAAATCAAACATTTTCAAAGTGTACTGTACTTCTCTCCAATCTTTACAGATGTTCCATGAATCTTCTCGTACTCTTTCGCTCCTAGTAAAAGAATTTCCTTTAGCTTATCTTCATCTACCAAAGTAAAATTTCTAAATCCTGGGGATTCATTTGCCCATTTCTTTATTGCATCAATTATTTCTTTATCCTGTTCTTTTTGGACTACTGAGATTATACTCTCAACAGTATTCATTACATCCATGCATCCTCCTACATAAAAGAGTGTTTTTTTCATTTTTTGGAATTTAAAGAGGTCATTTGGTCGGTGCGCCAGATCTGTTTTAGACCCCTAGCCTAGTCGATCAAAAACATTTTTTGCCTTTTAGGATTATCATGATTGTGTATACAATTCATTTAGAATTTGATCTATTTGAAAAACATCGGTTTTTCTTATAGATCAACATGCAAATCATACAAATAAACCATTGAATAATTAGTAATACTGTACATATTTCTTAATCTGCCTTGTCTCTCTAAACTCTGTCTTTACGTCAAAGACAAATTTAACCCAAATCTGGTAGTTCTGGCTTTTCTGTTTGTCCGATTCTATGCCGTGCCGCTATGTCTGCTGCGATCTGCTCCGGCTGCTGGCCATTTACGATCTCTACACGCTGTGGTGTCTCTGTATAGCCATAATTAGCTTTTAGGGCAAATATACAGCCGACTGAGTTACGTTCTGTAGCCCCATCGACCAAAGAGGACTCACATTCTGCCAGCCATTTTTTGACCGTTTGAGAGTGTGCAGAGCTTGCTCCGTCCTCTCCGGCCCTGAATTCCCCGCGCCTCCAAGTATCAATAGTCCTATTATCAATGCCTATCAAAAGACTAAAATTTAATATAGTCGGACGTTTATTATACTTATAACAAAGCTCTGTATATACCTCCCAGATATTATTTAATAACTCTATATCTCCCGTATCTAAGTTAGTATTAGCATTATACTTTACTTTATCTTTTTTACCAGGCTTAAATAAATGCTTATAGATATACTTAATCATGCCAGTAAATAAACTAGGATTATTATTTATGCTATCCTCCTTTTCTGGTAACTGACTTATATATTCGTCAGCATAATACTTTATATCATGCTCATATACTTCTATTCCGTTTTCCGCCTTTATTGCATTACTCATAACCTCACCTACTTTATCACGTTAATTTGATATATTTAAAATTAAATAAAAAAAGAGCTTTGACAAGCTGCCCGTGTCCGATCTTTTCAGGACTCCAAAGGCGCTCTACTAGCTCTTTATGCGACCTCACATTATTTAGATACTTTATTTTTTACCACATTTTCTTTTTTATGTCAATACCTAAATTACAATATCTTGTAATACTGTATCATATAAATCAATATATAGTATATAATATATATACACGCGCGCACGCGTTATTATATATATAATAAATATCTCAGGGGCTTAGAATCTATAGAAGTAGTATATATTATATAAAAAGTCAATAGTAATAATATATAAATATAGGGGGTAAAAATCGTTATTTTATACAATAAAAAGGCAGACTTCTCCTGTCTGCCTTACTTTATTACTTTAAATTTTCAGTGTGCTACTACTCCTATGAGTTCCTCGCCCCGTCGATAGATGTAGGATATCATATCAGGCGTTATTGTGTCAAGCCTGAATCATATACCAACAAAAACAACTATTTGTCTGATAATTTTAGCGCTAAAATTAACTTGTAAATAAATACATCAAAAATAGAGGACAACCATGCCCCCTATTTATAGCTCCATATCACTTAAAAAATCATCATCAATATCATGACAGTCCATATCTTTGATATCTTGCAGCGAATACCCCAAATGAATTAGTGCAATATTAAATTCTTTTGGGTCAAGTTTTGGCATATCAAAAAAAGATAAATTTTCAGCCGCTTTATCCAGTGCCATTTTTTCGGCCGCCTCGCAAATCGTTTTCGCTTTAGTTTTAAGTGGCATAGGGTCACTACCACGACTTTGACAGTCGCAGTCATAGATCAACTTATTCCAATCCATATCAAGCGGTACACTCTCTGTAATATAGACTCTCTCCGCATATTCGGCGCCCTTTTTGATGCAGGCATATTTTGTGATGCCGTCTTTTACGTATGTTAAAACATCCGTATCGAGAATTGGCAAATCAGTCCATGCTATACCATTTTCTTTCAGCTCTTGTCTAAAATTATTATTTTTAAATGTATCTATTATCTGATACACTACATTAACACCGTAATGTGTATATTTTTCAATCATTTTTATACCTCGCTTTTTGCTGTAAATTTATCTCTTTTTTCTTGTAGTTCTTCTGTTGTGTACAAATATGCTGTATACGGTATCCCGTCTTTATCTACTGCATAAAATGCAGGGATTCCTTTTGTTGGCCTTAAAACCTCATTGATATCATAACTCCAGCCCCAGGGGGCTGTTATCATTGTTTGCCCCATTTGATTTTCGTAGAGCTCCCAGGTATCCGGGATTACTACCGTTACTTTGTCAGAACATGTAGCGCGTGGATGTTCGCCGCCGTATGTATACACATTCATTTTTTCTGAGCCCAGGACTCCATAATTGCAATAAAGATCTATCGTTGTACCTTTTCTGTAATTCTCAATCGTTTCTATCGTTTTCATTATTTTCACCCTTTTCAAAACTTCATATGGGAAGCGGTGGCAAGCCCGCCCTCCCTCCCTGATTTCTTTTTATCCCTGTAAATCTTCTTTCAGGTCGTTTAACATTTCGTCTATTTTCTTGTCTGTCTCTTCTTTGGTGTCCTCTTCCTTTGCGCTTTCCAGACCTCTAATAATCTGTTTCAACCAACTTTTAAACTGTAAATCTGTCATTCCCATTTCTGTGATCATATCCTTTCACCTCTCTTATTTTCCGCTAAGGTCTTGCCCTTCCTTAACTGTCTTTATTATATCAAATTAGTGTTTAATTGTCAATAGTTATCTAAAAATATTAGTGTTTATTTTTTCATCTTTTCTAATCTGTCTAATTCCGTTAAAATTAGCGTTTTTGCAAAATCGGACCGCTTAAACCCTAAAGCATCTATTCTGTCATTTGTACCTTCTGGCAAAATTATATTTATTCTGTCTCTTTTTGCCATAGTTGCCTTGACTCGTGCCCTATTTAATTCCGGATCAATTTTCTTCTTATCTGCCATTATTCAACCTCTTTCCCGTATTCATATATTGTGTCACTTGCTAGATCAATATATTCATTCCAAAAAACGCACGTTCGACTTTCGTCAAGCTGTGCTTGCTCAAAAAGCCCATGTATTGTTTCTAAATCCTTATACTGTTCTATATTGTCTATATCCTCTTTCACATTATATAAACAGTCTTTTCCGTCATCAAAAATCACACGCAAAACATAGTCTTTTTGCGGTTTTACACTCTTTATTCTTGGTATCATTTCGCCACCTCCCACGGGAAAAAGCCGCTTATAACGGCGGCAGTTTCTTTAATTTCTGAGTTTCCCACATTTCCAGCAAATCAAATTGATGTTTTTCGAGCCATTCTTTTATAAGTTCCTGCGCTTTTTTCGGTAAATCACCCTCGGCCATTTCCATGCTCTGCAAGTCAAAAATTCCGACATACTCGCCATATAAAGCATGTATATGACTTGGTTCATGTTCTTTTGGCTTGAAGAACATCTTTATTACTATTCCGTAAAATCTGCTTATTTCTGGCATTTCGTTCACTCCCTTTCTTTTTGTGCCTATATTATAATATATTAGTGTTTAATAGTCAAGCATTAGTGTTTAATAAAAGTACACAATTTTTAGCCTAATATTAGTGTTTAATTTGTTAGTTATTACATATTGAATTAGTGCTTAATTATGCTATAATATAATCATCAAAGGAACGCAAAACAACTACCGAACAGGGCAAACATACCAATGTGCGAGAAGGCGACGAAGAACGTAGCTTGGTCACTGGATAACTAAGTAGGTAGTCATAAATAAGGAGGAAAGTAAAATGAAAGCGACATGGAGAGTAGTAGAGGAATGTAACGTAGATGGGGAAGCTACATGCTGGAGTAGTGAGATCAATCATCCTAGATATAGTAGATACGTATGGATTACGCTTAATGATGGGTACGACGTAGAGGTTGAGGATTTTGGAGAAATTAGAGTATTAGTCACATGTAAAACATTAGCAAGTGCTAAACGCTGGGTGTCAAGATACATTTTATAAGAAATCCAGAGGTAAAAAGATGGCAGCAATTATTTACATAAACGGCGCTGACGCTACATGGAAAGACATTGCAGAAAATTACGGTGAGAATTATTGCAAACAACTCAAGAAAGAGTATCAGCAAGCTGAACGGTACACAACAATAATTAGCGAAGATGTTATGATCGAAATATCAAAATAAGCCGGACACGTTCCAAAGCCACACGACAGGAGGTAGAAAGATGTCAGAAATAAAAACAGATTACAGAGGGTACATAGAACATTGGTTTAGAAGTGAAAATGATTTTACATATAATTTCTACGGTTACGAACGTGACGTAGAAAACGGAAGATGCTATATACTGGTCGAGTCTTGCAATCTTCGTCCAGAAATGGACGGCGCACTTGTAAAAAAGAGAATCAGCAAATCTGAATATGAAAAAGCGTTAAGCGATTGCAAAAAAATATTTGAACTAGAAAGTTAAAAATAGAAATACAAAAACAAAAGCCACACGGCAGGAGGTAGAAAAAATGTATAAATTGGGATGCTACAAAAATAATGGAGAGCCCGAAGTATTGAGAACTGTAAAAACTAGAGAGGAGGCAAGAGAAGAATATAAAATTTTAAAAAAGAATTATAATTGCACAATCTGGATACAAAAAATTGAATTTGTTAATCCAAAAGATTTATAGACCGGAACCGCTAAGCTTGGACAGCACACATGGAATCCGCACCTATCAAAAAAGAAAGGTAAACCCATTATAACAGGGTGAAAAGGTAAAAATCAATGTTAAAGTTACAATTTGCACCAGATCGAAAACTTCAAAAAGCTTTGAAAAAACGGGAAAAGTCAATGAAAAAAATTGAAAAGAGTTTTCGAGAACTGGACAAGATCACAAAGAAATTTTTAACAAGAGTCTGAATGGTTTTACAAAAGTAGCGCCTTAGTTTATCAAACCGAGGGCGCTACTTTTTGCGTAATATGTAAATAACCTTTGCCAATCAGTTGAAATAATCAAACCACGCCGCCAAAATATCCGCCCTGTTTTCAAGAATATAACGGGCTATTTTCTTTAAATCTTTTTGCGGTATCTGACTTTTATTATGTTCTAATTTTATACCGTCTTTTGTAATCCAAAACTTAGTAGCATTTGGAGCCGGTGAACCTTTACATACATGAATATGCGGTGGTTCTCCGTTCTCTCTCGACCAGAAAAAGAAACTATATCCAAGAAAATCTAATAAGGCTTTAGGCATTTTCTCCGCCCCCTTTTTGGGAAAAATCCCAGATTAAAGAAGCGTTATTTTTTGCATACTTTTTAAGCCTTAAAACCTCATCTTCTGAAAAGCCGAAAGACTTATTAACAATTTCCCCCGGCAAAGTTAAATCAAGGAAATCAAAACCGTTTTTATTAGGTCTTTCAAAATGTACGTCTACAACGTCAAAGCCTTCTTTTTCATATAACGCGCTATGTGTCATTACGATATTATCAACCGTAGAATAATAATACATTATGCTTTTTCCTCCCGTTCTATCTTCTCTTCTATTGCCATTACAACAAAATTATTAAAACTATTATATCCCAATTCCTTAGCTCTAGTTTTATATTCTTCTCTTTTCCCTTTGGGCACTCTAGTTTTAATATCATCAAAAGTATTTCTTAAATATTTATTTACTGCCTTTTGTTGTGCCTCTGATACTGGCATACAATCACCCACTTTCACTATTAGTATATCACATTTTCTATAATGGGTACATAGTTCATATTTCACAATATAATGGGTACATATTTGTTTATTTTGTCTATTGCCTAATGGGTACATATATTATATAATGGGTACATAGATAAGAGATCACAACCGAAAGGAGAAAAACAAAATGAAAAATTCAGGATTTACAAGAGTAAACGGAGGTCTAGCTTTTGGGGTGTTCCCGTCTCTCAGTGGGGAACAAAAGAAGCTATAAAAGCAGAACTTGAACGATGGAAAAACGAAATTGATTTTGATAACTCTTTTATGCTGGAAGTGGAAAACGCTTTTCTTGCAGTTTTAAAATAATTTCACACCCGCCCCGGTTTTAGTCCGGCAGCCGTCAGCAGGCGGCGCGGTGCTTTTTATATCCCGACCCCCAGGGATAAGGGGAGAAAGCGAGAAATGGGTCAAGATAAAATAGAAAACACTCTTTTTGATTTAAAAATGGCTATATGGCACATCTCGGACAGCCGGACAGCCGAAAATTTAAGTAGTGATCTTGCATGGTATATTTATACCGGCCGCGCGTCCTGTAATTATCTCCGCGCTTTTTGCGGGCTATCAAAATACCGCATAAATACACTTGCAAGAAAAATATTGGAATGTGGTTGCACCGATGACGTTATAGCCGCATCAAAAAAATATTTAAAAATTTCATAGCAACCTACTTTCCCGGCATTGCGCCGGGATTGTTTGCATGTAAAAAAATAATTGCCCCATAGCTGCGAACGTGTTATACTTCCGCTATGGGAAACCATAGAGCCAAAGGCGACTTTATCCCTCTGATTCTCGGATGGGCTAACCCTCCAGACGAAAGGAAGGAGGGCTTGCCAATGAATGTTACATATTCTGATCTGATTCAGTTTTGTATATTTGTTGTTGCCCTTGTCGGTCTGTGTTATCAGATTTTCAAGGACAAAAGAAGATAGCCGCCACTACTCGCAATAGTGACGGCTGAACTTAGTTTAGCTACAAACTAACGAGGGTAGGCCGCTTCTATGGCTTCCCCTTTTTATATCTTATAATATAACACATTCGGCGGACTATTTCAAGTTCTTTAATGTCAACGCTCTATTTGCCGTTTCAAGGTGTTCAAACCGCCAAACGGTCAGGACACAGCACAAGCCGTTAAAATGCCACACAGGGCAAAATATAAAGCGTGAGCAGTAAAAAATCTATTGCACATTGACAACCATATATTACAGTGATATGCTATAAGTGTTTAAAATGTTTTTAACTGTTTTTTGATCGCATAGATTGTTCATGTCTAGCCGAGTTACAAGCGATTTTAGAGCTGTCTAACGTATTACAGCATAAACATAAACTTTGGAATACGTAACGATACGATGTTCTGTTTATCGTTCTGGCTTAGCACGAAAACTGGTCTGATATATAATAAATATTGAAATTAAAAAACGCGCGAAAAATCTACAGGAGAAAAAATACCTTACAGATCAAATTTTGTACAATAGCACCTATATGTATACACAGCGTATAAACTCGATCTGTCAATTTGCACAAAAATCAAAAAATTATTTTGTCAATATTCTATCCTTAATCATTTGCTCTAACTGACGACGTGTTTTTTCGGATCTTTCTTCTTGCTCTTTCCTTCTTCGTTTATATCGCTCATTATTCTCACTACTTGTCCCCATATTTATCCTTTCCGAATCTTTCATTCATTCTTTGATTTCTTGCTTTAAGATTTATAACTTTTGTTAAATCCCTCAATTCATCTGGCAGCCTCCCCACAACTATAATTCTTGTTGGTTCTAATTTGCTACACATCTGATAAAAACCGTCACAAAATTCTTCTCTAGCTCTTTTAGACCTTATTCTTCCGTTTGTACTGCAACATACTGTACTATATTTAGGAATCCCATCTAAAAGCCATTCTCGCCCCTCATACGGGACAATATTTACATTTGGGATAACTTTAATGCCCTGCAAAGTTAAATACCAATCTAAGGCCATGCTTCGGTACTTATTCCACATCTGCATAACAAGCGGCATCTGTGTATCAATGGAAAAATCAAGACCACAAATTGATTCAAAACATTTAAGATGTTCTATATATCTATCTGGTGCTGAGTACAAACGTTCAAATTTTTCATCGTCCACAAAGAAATTCACATTCAATCGTTTATGTCCCTTCAATTTTCTCGATAAGCTTTCGGAAAAATCTACGGTGTTAGATGGTACGGTTTGTACCATCGGAAGTATTGGATACCCCATTTTCGTCAATTCTGCTCCATAGATCAAAAATTCTTTCATCACATCATTTACTGTTGAATATCTCGTATATCGTTCAGCCATAGAAAATCCTCCCATAATGCAAAAAATCACCGCAAAATTCCTTTGCGATGTCATATATTCAGGATTTCCTCCTCTTATCTTTAACTTAAATCGAACATATGTCTGATTACCTTTTTGATTACCTTTTGATTACCTCATACAAAAAACCCTTGTTTTATAGGTATTTCCAGATATGGACGCGGGTTCGATTCCCGCCAGGTCCATTTGCAATAGCAAGAGGCTGTGAAAAAACGTAATTTCGTTTTCTCACAGCCTCTCGTGCGTTTCATCTTATTCGGTCTGCTTC